TAGGCATGTTTCTTCTCCTTTAAAAGGTCTCCCTCGCTTTTTCCTGATCTGTAATTTCCTTCTTTGTCTGCGTAACATATCTACTGTAACTTTACAATCAGATTTTTCACTTAACAATACTGCTAATTCCTTATCTTTCATCTTATTACAGTTTTCCGCTATAAAACACAGCTCTTGACTGCTCCATTTCTTGTATATTCTCATATTTATGCCTTTAAAGTTGACAAATCGTGTATCTTTAATATAATAATAGAAATTTTTACAATTGAGGCAAGATAAAAATGACTGATATAAAAAACATTGATTCCATTCTGGAAGTTAAGGCTTCAGGATCCATAGACGTCACGGATGATTTAAACAAACCAGAGGGCAAGGCTATCGCTGAATTATTACATGAGCAAAAAGAAAATCACGAAACACAAAAAGAAGACGACGACGCTAGCTAACGGAGTATCAGAACAAGAATTTTTAGTAGTATTAGAAAACATAAGCAAGAGACTTGGACATAAATTTAAATTCGGATATCATAGTTATGAAGACATGAAGCAGCAAGCTGCTATTTTTGCATTAGAAGGACTAGAAAAATATGATAACAAACGTCCATTAGAAAATTTTCTTTGGACACATGTAAGAAATAGATTATTTAATTATAAGCGTGATAATTATCAAAGACCCGACAAACCTTGTCTATCTTGTGTTTTTTATGATGCTCATTGTGCTACATCCACAAATCAATGTAATGAATATGATGACAAAACTAATTGCGAAGAATATCATACATGGAATAATCGTAATACCAATAAAAAGAATATTATGAAACCCGTAGGAATAGAAGACCTTAAAGAACAAAATGTCAGTATATCCAAATTAGCCAGCCATGACTCAATATTAGAAATAGTATCCAACAAACAAGTTTTAAAAATACTTGATGAAAACATTCCTGCACAATTTAGACCAACATATCTTAAATTAAAATATGGAGATAAGATTTATAAAAATCATCTTAACAAATTACTAGAATGTATTAAAACCATACTGAAAGAACATGGCTATGACTTCTAAAAAGGCACCACGCAAACGTGGACAATTAGGACTAGAGGAACAAGAATTTATTAGAGACAACATAGGAACTCTATCCATAGAACAAATAGCAGAGGCTTTAAATAGAACTGTTAAGCCCGTACAAAGATACGTAACTGAATCTAAAATAGGTATACAATCTAAAGACGAACAAGAAAATGATAGAACATTACGACAAAAATTACATGCTAAAACTTTCTGGATAGAAATAACAAAGCAGTTTGATGAATCCACAGGAGAACTACAATACTTTGAAGATACATGGATTGGTTTGGTTAAGCAATTCAGAGAAGACGTATTACCAGCAGAAGAATTACAAATTAAACAATTTATAACTATAGATATTCTTATCAATAGATCTATGAAGGAACGGAAACGCCACATAGCTGACACTGAAAAATTACAAGAAGAAGTAGATAGAGAATATAAATTACCAGAAGACGTACGAGACGGACCCAAATTAGCCAACCTAGAAACTCAATTGAGCTTCGCTCGTAATAGTATAGCCAATTATACCAATGAATATACAAAGCTTTTAAACGAGCAACAAAAGATCAGTAAAGATTTAAAAGCAACCAGAGAACAGCGTATTAAACGTATCGAGGATGGTAAAAGCAGTTGGATCGGATTGATTCGTATGCTAGAAGACGAAGAGATCAGAGAAAAAGAAGGACGAGAGATGGAAATTATGAACATGGCTGTGGAACAACAGGTCAAAAATCTTAGTGAATATCATACCTATCAAGATGGAGAAGTAGACACTCCACTACTAACCCCAGAAACAGTTAAGGAAAAGACAGATGAGTAAACAGACTGCTATTGTAACAGGTATCACAGGACAAGATGGATCATACTTAAGTGAATTATTATTACAATCTAATTATACCGTAATAGCATGTAGGCGCCGTTCATCCACTAATAATCTAGAAAGAGTATCTCACCTATTAGACGATCCTAATTTTATACTTACAGAATTTGACCTAACTGATCCCAGTGGAGTTTATCAAACTATACAAAAATACCAACCAGATGAATTCTATAATCTTGCTGCACAATCCCATGTTGGCACCAGTTTTAAACAACCGTCTACTACCTTTGAAATTAATACTATTGGTGTTACAAATATCTTAGAAGGCATTAGACATTATTCCCCACATACTAAACTCTATCAAGCTAGTACCAGTGAAATGTTTGGTCGTAATTATTCTACTCAAAAAAATGGTAAACAATATCAGAATGAACAAACTGAAATGTTGCCACAAAGTCCCTACGGAATCGCTAAACTAGCAGCTCATAATATGATAGAAATATACCGTAGTGCTTATGATATGTTTGCTTGTTGTGGTATATTATTTAATCATGAAAGCCCCCGAAGAGGTGAAAACTTTGTAACCCAGAAGATTGTGAAATGGATTAAAGACTATATAGCTAGTGGCAAGTCACCAGACTTTCCTAAACTAAAACTAGGTAACTTAGCAGCTCATCGAGATTGGGGACATGCCAAGGATTACGTCCGAGCCATGTGGATGATGCTTCAACAAGAAACCCCGAAGGATTATGTCATCGCAACTGGTGAAACACATAGCGTACAAGAATTTTTACATTTAGCATTTAAAAGTGTACATTTAAACCCAGAGGATCATGTAGAGATTGATCCTGATTTATTTAGACCCGCAGAAGTTGAGTATCTATGTGGAGATCCAACATTGGCTAATAACAATTTAGGCTGGTATCCACAGGTGACTTTTGAAGGCTTAATACAAGATATGTTAGAAAGTTAAGAAATGGCACAACGAAACTTCCAAGACCCAAATTACAAGAAATGGAGAAAAGAAGTATACAAGAGAGATGGTTTCAAATGTCGATGGCCTAACTGTAGAGCCAGAGGAGGCTTGAATGCTCACCACATTAAAACATGGGCCCATTACCCCGGATTAAGATTTGACCCTAATAACGGCATAACTCTTTGCAGACGACACCATAAACAAATCCAAGGTATGGAAGACAATTATGAAGCTGTATTTCTCAAAATACTAGCCCATGATAGACTTCAGTAATTTTAAAATAATAGTAGACACGAGAGAACAGCAACCGTGGGAATTCAATAAAATGGAGAAAACTGTAGCTAAATTAGATACAGGTGACTATTCCCTAGAGGGTTTACAAGAATTCTTCTGCATTGAACGAAAAGGCAGCGTTAGTGAGTTTGCTAATAATATAACCGAAAAGCGCTTTAAAGACGTAGTAGAAAGACTATCTAAAGTACAACATGCCTTCTTACTATTTGAATTTAACCTAGAAGACATATTAAGATATCCAGTAGGATCTACAGTACCCAAACGTATGTGGAGTAAATTAAGAATATCTCCTAAATTTATTCTCAAACACCTAAATGAGCTCCAGCTACTGCACAACGTTAAAATATTATTCTGCGGTGATGCTGCCAACGCAGAGAAGATGGCCTTAGCACTTATGAGAAAGATGTATGAGTTATACGGACAACCCAAATCAGACGTTTGATGATGCCTGGCTAGGTCTAGGTGATTTATCAAAAATTGTAATTCCAAATAATCCTATGATTAATAGGACCGAGGAAGAAATTGAAAATCCAGATATGCATCTGATGAAGCTATTAAGAGATCCTCATAATGTGGGGGCGACTTGCAAGCTATTATTTAATATAGAACTACATCCTATGCAGTGTGTTATATTACAAGAATTTTGGCACCGACCCTTCCCTATGTATATAGCTTCTCGTGGTTGGGGTAAATCCTTTCTTATGGCTTTATATGCCATATTAAAATGTACTTTTACTCCAGGTACGAAAATCGTAATTGTAGGTGCTGCATTCAGACAGAGTAAGATTATCTTTGAATATATGGAAACAATATGGAGGAACAGTCCGATCTTAAGGAGCATCTTTACAGGGAACGAAGATGGGCCGAGAAGAGATGTAGATAGGTGTACGATACGACTTGGTGATAGTTGGACCATTGCGGTTCCTATGGGTGATGGCAGCAAGATCCGAGGTCTTAGAGCACATATTATTATCGCTGACGAATTCGCATCAATATCTCCTGATATATATGAAACAGTTGTTGCTGGTTTTGCTGCGGTATCTGCTAGTCCTATTCAGAATGTCAAGGAGGAAGCTCGTAAGAAGGCTCTGAAGGATGCTGGTTTATGGAATGAGCAGTTTGATACCCTAGAAAAGAAAATGGGTAATCAGGCTATTATAACGGGCACAGCAGATTATAGCTTTAAACACTTTGCTCAGTATTGGAGGAGATATAAAGGGATTATAGAGAGTCAGGGCGACAAGCATAAATTAGAAGAATTATTCAAAGGAGAAGTTCCTGATAATTTTAACTGGGATGATTACAGTATTATCAGAGTTCCATATGAATTAATTCCCAAAGGTTTCATGGATGATAAGCAGGTGGCTAGAGCTAAAGCTACAATTCATACCGGTATATACAATATGGAATATGCTGCATGTTTCACAAAAGACAGCGATGGATTCTTTAAACGCAGTCTCATAGAGTCTTGTGTTGTTAAAGAGGATAACCCAGTGGTTATTAATGATAAACCAATTATCTTCGATGCTGTTATCGCAGGGAATCCTAATCATCAATATATATATGGAATCGATCCAGCTTCAGAAAAAGATAATTTCAGTATTATAATTCTAGAATTACATGAAGATCATAGTAGAATAGTTTATTCGTGGACTACTAATCGAAGTAATTTTAAAGAAAGACAAAAAACAGGATTAGTTAATGAGCATGATTTCTATGGTTTTTGTGCAAGGAAGATCCGTAATCTAATGAAAACCTTTCCTCCAAAGGTAATTGGCATGGATGCTCAGGGTGGTGGCGTAGCTATTGAAGAGGCTTTACATGACCCTAGAAATTTAGAAAGTGGAGAACACCTAATCTGGCCTACAATTAATTACGATAAAACTAAAGATACAGATTCTCAAGTAGGACTACATATTTTAGAACTTATTCAGTTTGCTAAGGCAGATTGGACAGCACAAGCCAATCATGGATTAAGAAAAGACTTTGAAGATAGAGTATTATTGTTTCCTAGATTTGATCAATTAACACTAGGTTTAGCTCTAGATAAAGAAGGCAAGGATATTATGGAAGTAGACTTAACTCCATTATATGATAATCTAAGTGAATGTATATTAGAACTAGAAGATCTTAAGAATGAGCTTACCACAGTAGTAATGAGTCAGACTAGTACTGGAGCAGGAGCTAGGGATAGATGGGATACTCCAGAAGTAAAAATGCATAATGGTAAAAAGGGCAGATTAAGAAAAGATAGATATAGTTCTTTAGTAATAGCTAATATGCTTGCTCGTCAAACAAGGCAAAAATTAGCGGCTCCTAACTATGATGTTATTGGAGGTAATAGACAAGACATTATAAAACAAGAGGGAGATATGTATAAAGGACCAGAATGGTTTACAAATGATGCTAACGATGATTTTTATACTGGCATTTACAGATAAAAAGTGTATTATAAACTAATAGCATTGCAATCCTATTACGGTTAAAATATAATATGACAAAAAAATATCCAAAAAGTGACGCCATTCCAGATCAATCTCTAGAAGGCGAAGAAGCCTATGTTACATGGGGTGATGACCTATCTTCTAAGCAAGAGGCTTTAAGTAAATCTTCAGAATCTATGTCTGAATATACTGCTATCGAGCATTCTCAAGGTTCAAGACGACGAGGTTTAGACTATTCTAATCTAGACACTAACACATCTGGTCGTCCAGGCTTAACCAAGCTTGATTATGACTTTTTTAGACCTGACGAAGCTGTACCTAGAAAAGCTAAGGCTATTCTTAAAAAAGCTGAGGATATTTATCAAAGAGTAGGGTTGGTAAAAAATGTTATTGATTTGATGGGAGACTTTGGAGCACAAGGTATCCGTATTGTTCATCAAAATAAAAGAATTGAACGCTTTTATAGAAAATGGTTTGAGAAGTGTGGAGGCAAAGAAAGAAGCGAAAGATTTCTTAATAATCTTTACAAGAGTGGTAATGTTGTTGTTAATCGTCAAACAGGTAAGTTGACTTTAAAAACAGCAGAAAAAATGTATAAGACTAGTGCTAATGCAGATTTGCTTATTGATACGCTTGACAATACAGATGTAGATAAAAGAGAAATTCCTTGGAAATATACTTTTATTGATCCTGTATATGTCGAAGTTTCCGCAGGTTCATTATCTTCTTTTGTTGTAGATAAACGATATGAATTAATTTTACCAGCAGCCTTACGCAAGACTATTAATTCTCCTAAAAGTGATGCAGAAAAAGAAGTAGTAGCTCAACTACCTGATGAGATTTTAGAGGCAGCTAAAAGCAGAAAGAATTATCCTCTTAATCCACAAAAGGTTAGAGTATTCCACTATAAGAAAGACGATTGGCAAAGATGGGCTTTTCCAATGATCTATTCTATTATGGATGATATCACCGTAATCGAAAAATTAAAACTTGCAGATATGGCAGCACTAGATGGTGCTATTTCTAATATTAGAATTTTTAAATTAGGTAGTCTCGAACACAAGATAGCTCCAACCAAAGCAGCGGCTGCAAAGCTAGCAGGTATCCTTGGAAATAATGTAGGTGGAGGAACAATGGATTTAGTTTGGGGTCCAGACATTGAGTTATTAGAAAGTAGAACTAGTGTACATCAATTCTTAGGTGAGGGTAAATACACTCCTCATTTAAATAGCGTTTATGCTGGCTTAGGTATTCCTCCGACTCTAACCGGAACATTTGGAGCTTCTGGAACTACCAATAACTTTATCAGTCTCAAGACACTTACACAAAGACTTCAATATGGCAGAGATGTATTGATTGAATTTTGGAATGAAGAAATAAGATTAGTACAAAAAGCTATGGGTTTTCAAAAACCAGCAAAGATTGAATTTGACAGAATGGATCTTAGTAATGAGGAAAGTGAGAAATCATTACTTATACAGTTAGCTGACAGAAGTCTTATCTCAGATGAATTATTACAAAAACGATTCGGCTTTGATCCAGACATGGAAAAGATTAGACTCAACAGAGAAAAGAGAGAAAGGAAGTCGGATAGAATGATAGCTAAATCTAGCCCTTATCATGATCCACAGCCAGAAAACTCTCTCAAGAAAATAGCTTTACAAAGCGGAGTAGCTACTCCGAGCGAAGTTGGACTAGAATTAGATCCAAAGAAAGATGGAGAAAAAAGTTCACTCGAAATGCGGCAAGCCTTTAAACCAACAAAGTTGGCAAAAGACTCGCCAGAGTCTTTGCCTGGTGAACCGCAGCAAGGTAGACCTAAAAACTCTAAAGACAAAGAACAGCGAAAAGAACGCACTTTCAAACCACAAACAGGAGCGTCTTTACAACTCTGGGCATCAGCTGCGCAGGACACAATTAGCGAAATTATCAACCCAATATTGCTTGATTTCTATGGGAAAAGAAATCTCAGGAGTTTAGGTAGTGATCAATCTAAAGAGCTTGAAAATATTAAAAGCAGTATACTTTTCAATAGCACACCATTTTGCACAATCAATAAACAATATGTGCATGAGAAATTAAATAATTTAGATAATCAACACTTGACGACTTATAGTGTATGGTTAAGACAGTTGGCTTCCGAATTAAATAAAGATCTTACTGTTGATGATCAAAAACAGGCTAAAGCTTCTTTTTATTGTCTACTTAAAAATTAGAGGTAAAACATATGATAATTTATCCACAAGAGACTGATGATGGTTTAGCAGCAAAAATAACTGCTTCTACTAAGATCTCTTATGCGTCTATTGTTGAACCGTGTGAGGTTGAGCAGAATCAGATTAGAACAAAAACATTGGCTGCTGTCGATGATGCTGATTTATATTATGTTCAGTCTATATTGGTTAGTTCATCTTGGAATAGAAATGATGACGTTTTCGATAGAGCTGAAGTTTGGGCTGCTCGCAAGACGCCTGAAGACAAACCCACAAATTTAGAACACGATGAAAATACAATTATTGGCCATATTACATCAAACTGGCCAATTGACAATGAAGGTAAAGCTATTGCTGATGATATTGAGATGAATGAACTACCAGAGAAATTTCACATAGTTACTGGATCAGTTATCTATAAAGCATTTAGTTCACCAGAGTTAAAGGAACGAGCAGAAAAATTAATTGCTGAAATCGAGGATGGCACAAAATATGTCAGTATGGAGTGTTATTTTAAGGGTTTTGATTATGGATTGACAGATAAGGTTAATGGAGAATATAAAGTATTAGCAAGAAATGATAGTACGGCATATTTAACAAAGTACTTAAGAGCCTATGGTGGACAGGGCGAACACGAGAATTATAAGATAGGCAGAGTTTTAAGAAGTATTACTTTTAGTGGTAAAGGATTTGTTGACAAACCAGCCAATCCTGATAGCATTATTTTTAATAAAAGAGTAATTGAAGATTTATTGGATAAAAAAAATGACAATTTATTAAAATCAGGTGTAATAGAAAATAAGCCCACAATCAATACAGATACGGAGAATATCGTTATGAGTGAAAATATCGAAAAACAAGTTGCAGAAATTAATGATAAATTAGACTCTGTTTCTGTAAATTGTGCAGATCAGGTGGCAGAAGCGAAAGCAACTGCTTCAGAACTAGAACAAACCAATCAAACATTAGAGGCTACTATGAAAGAAAAAGATGAAATGCTTGAAGCAAAATCAGAAGAGTTAGAATCTTTAGCCACAAAGGTTGAAGAAGAAAAAGCTAAAAAAGATTTAGAAATGGCCGAAATGAAGAAAAAAGAAGATAAGGCTAAATCTGAACTCGAAGAAGTAGTCGCTAGTAAAACAGAACTCGAAGAAGCTCTCAAGGCCGCACAGACCTCTCTTGAAGAAGCCAACGAAGTTATCGCTGGTTACAAGATGAAGGAAGAAGAAATGGCCAAGAAAGAAAAAATGGAGAGCAGAAAAGCAAATTTGGTTGAAGCGGGTCTTGAAGACGATGCTGCTTCCGCTGCTGTTGAGAAATTTGAAAGTCTCGATGACGAAGCATTCGATGCTATGACTTCTATTCTTGCTACTATGAAGCCTGCACAGGCTGAAGAAACAGTTGAAGCTGAAGAAGATACTGAGGCAGCAATGCCACCAGCTCTTAAAGAAGCTTTAGAAAAGAAAAAGAAGGAAGAGAAAGAGAAAGCTTCCGAACTTGAAGAAGCTGAATCTGCTTTGGAAGAAGTAGAAGCTGAAGAAACCGTTGATCTGAGCGTTGGAAACGACGAGTCAGAAACTGAATCAGCAGAAGCTAGTGTTCGTAGTGAACTTGTTGAATTTGTAAGTGCTAGACTCGGTAATACCTCAAAATAAGGGAGAATTAAACATGGCTTTAAAACCAGATCGTATCGAAACTCAAACTGATGTTTCATTTTTCATGAACAACGCTACAGCAAGCACTATTGTACGTGGTGGAGTAGCATCTGTTAGTACCGGCGGTACTGGCGCTGCTATGGATGACTCCAGTGCAGTTGTTGCTTATGCTACAGCCACTAGTGGCGCAAAGCCTGTTGGTGTGTTGTTAAATGATGTTGTAAATATTGATCTCACCCGTCAGCATATTAACTGGCATAAGGATGAGGTTCAGGGTGGTGGCAAAGTTACTTTGCTACAAGTTGGTCAGGTCACAACTGATAAGGTTACTGGCACAGTTGCTGCTGGTGATTCAGCCTATGTCGGTGCAAGTGGTCTATTCAGTGCATCTGCACCTGCAGATGGTACCACTGAAGACGAGAACTATCGCGTGGGTAGATTCTTGAGTTCTAGAGATTCCGATGGTTATGTCAAAGTAGCAGTCAACATTGCCTAAATAAAAAGGGAGAATAAAAACATGTCAGCAGAAACTAAAGCATTTCAACCAACTCCAGAATTAACTGATCTTTTAGTTAAGTCTGGTTCGCAGCACAGAGAGACCTCTCTAGCTGCTACTGCAGAATTTGCGAAAGCTCTAGAGCAGCCTCTCCGTCAAGGTGTACTTAGCGGTAACATTCTTGATGGTATCTTTGAGCCAATTCAATTGGCCCAGAGTGCTACTCCAGAATTTCCGCTTGATTTCTTAGCCCCAGGTACAGAAAAGGACTTTGTTGCTTATACTGTTCCTAATCATGGCTATATTCCAGAGCGTCACGTCGAAGGCGATTACGTCATGGTTCCTACTTTTGATATCGGTGCTAGCATTGATTATCTCTTAAAGTATGCCCGTGATGCCCGTTGGGACGTTGTCGGTCGCGCTATGGAAGTTCTTGAAGCTTCATTCGTTAAAAAGATGAATGATGACGGTTGGCACACCATTCTTGCTGCCGGTGTAGATCGTAACATCGTCGTTTATGATAGTGATGCTACAGAAGGTCAGTTCAGCAAGAGACTTGTTTCTCTTCTAAAGACCGTCATGCGTCGTAATGGCGGTGGCAATTCAGCTTCCAACAATCGTGGAATGTTGACTGATCTTTATGTCTCTCCAGAAGCTATGGAAGACATTCGTAATTGGGGTGTTGATCAGGTTGATGAGGTAACTCGTCGTGAGATTTACACTGCAGCTGATGGTTCTGTCAATAGAATCTTCGGTGTCAACCTTCATGACCTTGATGAGCTTGGTGATGGCCAAGAATATCAGTTGTTCTATGAGAGCACCCTAAGTGCTTCCATGCCAACAGGTCATACAACTGAATTGGTAGTTGGACTTGATCTTCGCAAGAGAGATAGTTTCATCATGCCAGTTCGTGAGCCAGTACAGATCTACGAAGATGATACACTTCATCGTCAGAAGAGAGCTGGTTTCTATGGCTGGGCTGAGCAAGGCTTTGCTGTTCTTGATAACAGAAGAGTCATCCTTGGCGCTGTTTAATCTATCTTTATAGATGTTAACTAAGGGAAGCCGCACACTTGTGCGGCTTTTTTTATAAGCTGATGTCTGGTGTACTAATAAATATAACACTATAGAGGTATTAATATGGGTGCAAGTCAGTACGATTTTACTATTGAACAAGGTTCCTCATTTAAGATGTCTTTAATATATAAAGATTCAAATGGAGATCCTATTGATATTTCAGGATGGTGCGCTAGATTAACATGGCGGACCAGTTCAAATGCTACACAGACCTTTTCTAGTAGTAATACAGATAAAAGCATTTATGATTTTAATATAGAAGGAACTTTAGGTAAAATTAATTTATTATTTGCTGCTGGTACTACTAATGGATTTGATTTTAATAATGCTAAGTATGATTTAGAATTACAGTCAGATGAACTTCATTATACTGAAGGCGGTAGGTATGTGACAAGACTACTTTTTGGTACTGTAAACATACAGAAGAGATTTAGTAAATCTACCACAGCATTGGAGTGTCCTTAATGAGTGATTTTACTTTAGAAATATCTGATACAGTTAGTACATTGGATATTGAGATATCTACAGATGATAATACTCAAACCGTAGAAGCTACTAGCACAGTTACAGATACGGTAGAAATTAGTACTGGTTTTGCTGCAACTATTGTTTATGCTAGTGAAGTAGTCGGTTTAGATAATTACCTAACAAATTTTATAGACAGCTACAATATAGATTGTGGCACACCATAATACGGAGAATACATAATGCCAGTTAACACATTACTACAAGTTAGAAGAGGCTCATCAAGCGATTGGTCCACAGCCAATGGCGGTAATGGAGCAGTATTAGGTGCTGGTGAAATAGGTTTAGATACTACCACAGATAGAGTTAAAATTGGTGATGGTACTACTGCTTGGAACAGTTTAGAATTTTTAAGTATAGCTTTTGACGATATACATACTGCTGGTGGTAGTGGGGTTAGCATTACCAAGGTCACAGATAGTAATAGTCAAGTTACAGGTATTTCTTTTAGTGCTAATATTGTGGCTGGTAATAATATTACTTTAAGTAATGCTGGTGGACAAATTACTATTAATAGCACTGCAACTTCTTCAGTAAGTGCAGAAGATGTACAAGATATTATTGGAACAGGTCTTAATGCTGCTAGTGGATTGGGTTTAAATTATAGAGACTCAGACAATACAATAGACATTGGCGTCGTAGGAATTAATTTAGATAAAGTGACAGATGTTACAGCAAGTGCTTCAGAGGTAAATGTTTTGGATGGAGTTACAGGAGGCACTGTATCGGCTAGTAAAGCAGTTGTTGTAGATAGTGATAAAGATTTAACAGGATTAAGAAATCTAACGGTTGATGGAGATTTAACAGTTAATGGCACAACGACTACTGTTAATTCTACGGTTGTTAGTGTTGATGATCCTGTCATTAGAGTCGGAGGAGATACGGTTCCTGGTAGTGATGACAATAAGGATCGGGGTGTTGAATTTTTATATCATGACGGATCAGTTGCTAAATCTGGATTTTTTGGATATGATGATAGTACAGGCAAATTTACATTTATTCCTGATGCGACCAATACTAGTGAAGTGTTTGGAGGAACTAAGGGTGAACTTGATGCTACTGTAGATTTTAGTAATCTTGCTAATGTAGATATTACCAATACTCATATTAATGCTAGTGCCGCTATTGCTGTTAGTAAATTAGCTGCTAGTAATGTTACTGTGGGAACTACCGCAATTACGCTAGGTAATAGTAGTACGAGTGTAAGTGGCATGGCTATTTTTGCTGGAACTAATGCAGGTAGTCCTGTAGTAATTTCTTATGCAAGCATAGATGGTGGATCACCATAATATAAATTTATAGGATATAATAAAACATGGCTGTAAATAATTTAATTAAACTTAGAAGAGGGACTGCATCTGATTGGAGTAGTAATCCAACTCTTGCTCAGGGTGAACCAGGATTTGATACTACTAATAATATTTTAAAAATAGGAGATGGAACTACAGCTTGGAATTCTTTAGCTGCTGTTAATAATACAGATCATCCTACTATTAGTGCTGCAAGTTCTTCTGATAATAGTGGTAATACTTTTATACAAGATATTACTCTTGACAGTAACGGACATGTTACTGCTATAACAGTCGCTACTGCAAGTGAGGGTGGTGGTGGAGGTATTGGCAGCGTAGTAGAAGATACAACACCACAACTAGGTGGTAATTTGGATCTTAATTCTAAAAATCTTACAGGTACTGGCCACATAGACATAACTGGCTCAGGTCATTTTAGTGCAAAAGTTGAGGCCAATAGTTTTGTTAAAACCGCTGGGACTTCTAGTCAGTTCTTAAAAGCTGATGGGAGTGTTGATACTAGCACATATTCTACTACAGATACACAACTGACAGAAGAACAAGTAGAAGACTTCGTTGGCGGCATGGTTACAGGAAATACAGAGACAGGGATTACTGTTACATATCAAGATGATGATGGAACCATAGACTTTGTAGTAGCTAGTCAAACAGATGAAAACTTTACAACGGCAGATCATAGCAAATTAGACGGCATTGAAGCCTCTGCAGATGTTACAGACACGGCCAATGTGACTTCAGCTGGGGCATTAATGGACTCAGAAGTTACAAACTTGTCGCAGGTCAAGGCATTTGACTCCTCAGATTATGCTACAGCTGCTCAAGGAACTAAGGCCGATAGCGCACAACAGCCACCGTCAGAAGGAGCTTTTGCCAATGGTGACAAGACTAAGCTAGATGGCATCGAAGCATCTGCTGACGTTACTGACACAGCTAATGTCACCTCTGCTGGTGCTTTAATGGATAGCGAATTGACAGATCTGGCAGGCGTTAAAGGTGTTACAATTTCTACATTGCAAGTTAAACCTTCAGAGGGTGCTTTTGCCGATGGAGACAAGACAAAGCTAGATGCAATTGAGGCTTCTGCAGACGTAACAGATACAGCTAATGTAACCTCGGCCGGTGCGTTAATGGATTCAGAGGTAACAAATCTGTCTGAAGTTAAGGCATTTGATTCCTCAGATTATGCAACAGCAGCACAAGGAACAAAAGCTGATAGTGCTCAACAGCCCCCGTCTGAGGGAGCTTTTGCTAATGGAGATAAAACTAAGCTTGATGGTATCGAGGCAAGTGCAGATGTCACAGACGCTGCTAATGTCACCGCTGCTGGTGCATTAATGGATAGCGAATTAGCAAGTATTACTGATGTTAAAGCACTAGACCAATCAGTAATAGCTGGAGCTTCGCCTAATCTCGTCACTACAAATATGACAGATGCATCTAATAAAAGATTTATGACAGATGCTCAGGAAACTAAATTAGATTCAGTAGAGAGTAGCGCGGATGTGACCGATACTGCAAACGTTACTAGCGCCGGTGCGTTGATGGACAGTGAATTAACTGACCTTGCAGGTGTTAAAGGCGTTACTATTTCTACCTTACAAGTCAAGCCATCAGAAGGTGCGTTTGCTAACGGAGATAAAACTAAGTTAGACGCTATTGAGGCTTCAGCAGATGTAACTGATGCAACTAATGTTAATGCTGCTGGTGCTGTAATGAACAGTGATAGCACTACCGCTGGAATGAGTTTTGTTGTAGATGAAGATAATATGTCCTCTGATTCAGATACTAAGGTTCCTACTCAACAATCAGTAAAGGCTTACGTAGATGCAACCATCGTTCCTGCACTAACAACTGAACAAGTTCAAGATATAGTAGGAGGAATGGTTGATGACACAGAAACAGGCATTTCTGTTACTTATGATGATACTAATGGTAATTTAGAGTTTGTAGTAGATCATGATGCAGCCAATAATTTTGTAGCCAATGAACATATAGATCATACAAGTGTTACTTTAACTGCTGGTGATGGCCTTACTGGTGGTGGGGATATTAGTGCCAATAGAACATTTGCTGTTAGCGTTGATGATAGTACTATAGAAATTAATAGTGATACCTTAAGAATTAAAGACGATGGAGTTACTTCTGCTAAGATTGGTGCTTTAACAGATTTGCTTCGTTGGGAGTATCCTGATAAAGCATTAGATGGAAATGTAGCATCTTTAGGATATTTACGAGCTTATGACGAATCTGGTGGTTATGCTGGTTTTGGAGTCTCTACTTCTAGTTTTAACATTGGTACTAGTGGTGCCATTAATATGAGATTTATTACAGCTGGTAGTGAAAGAGCTATAATAAATAATGATGGGGATTTTATCTTTAATGAAGCTGGGGCTTCTGTTGATTTTAGAGTAGAAGGAGATACTAATCAGAACCTTCTTTTTGTAGATGGAAGTGCAGATAAAGTAGGTATTGGGACTAATAGTCCAGCAGGCATACTTCATGTTAAAGGTGAATATTCAGACGGTGGACACATTACCATAGAAGACACAAGTTCTGCACTAAAAACTAGATTTTATAATGGTAATACCGCTAGTGTTATAGCTGTTGATGAAGGTGATGCTGTTGGCACTTCTTCTCTTCAAATTTCGGTAGACAATTCCACTAAAGCAACATTCGGAGCTTCTGCTACTACTTTTGATCAAAATGTTACTATAAACGCTTCCACCAATCAAGCTGTAATTGGAAATTCTGTCACAGTATTTAACGAAGGTGGAGCTAATATTGATTTTAGAGTAGAGGGTGATACTGATGCAAATCTACTATTTTTAGACGCAAGTAAAGACTCTGTGCTAATTGGGAACAGCACCGACGGAAGCATTAATTCTAAACTACATGTTTATGAGGCAAACAAAACAAATAGTACATATTCTAGAACCATTAACGTTCTAGGTAGGGCCTATTCTACTACTGATGGATCATATTTTCATATAGGGCTTAATAGTAGAGCAGAAAAATATTTAAGTGCATCAACTACTGATGGTGGATATGCCATAGGAGTTAATGCTGTTCCTGTTATTTATTCTCCAGATGGTACGAATACCTTAGCTGAGTTAACAGCCGTTAGAGCAAACATGTCTATTAATAGTGCTGCTTCTAATGTTACTGTCACAAATGCATTTGACATTAAGACTATTCCTTCTTTACAAGGAACGAATAATACTGTTACAAATCATTACGGCTTATATTTAAGTGATGCTGGTGGAGGAAACACAACTGTAACCAATGAATATGGTGTTTATCAAGTTTCTACCGATGCCAAGAATTACTTTGGTGGAACATTAGATGTTAGAGGAGCGGCTGTATTTAATGAAGGTGGAGCAGCTGTTGATTTTAGAGTTGAAGGTGACACAGATATTGACTTGTTGTTTGTTGATGGTAGTGAAGACACTGTGCAAATTGGCAAACTAAATATCAATGGTGCATTCACTTTCCCTACAGCAGATGGTTCTGCAAATCAGATCTTAAAAACTGATGGTAATGGTGCTGTCTCCTGGGCTGCTGATGGTGGAAGTGGAAGTAGTCTTACTGAAGAACAAGTTGAAGATTTTGTTGGAGGTATGGTTACAGGAAATACTGAAACTTTTATTACTGTTACTTATGAAGATGGAGATGGAACACTTGATTTTGTTGTTCCTGTAAAAGATGAAGATAATATGGCTTCCGATAGTGCTACACACTTAGCTACACAGCAATCTATTAAAGCTTATGTTGACGCAAATGCTGGTGGCGGCGGTGGTAGTATGACAACCGTTAAAGCTAATGGCACTCAAGTTGGTGGAGCAGATATTGTTACTTTAGATCTTGCTTCTAATTTTGCTGTTACAGAAACTCCTAATACTGAAATTAATATTGATTTATCTGACACAGTAAGTACAAAAGGTATCACAGCTACTACAGGACTGAACGTAGGAGTCAGTGGATTACTACATCAAAGTGGTACAATTGTACATTCCACAGAAGCAGCTTGGGGTGAGTTTCCTGGAAATGCTCAAAACAGCATGAATTTATTAACAGGTGAAACCACTAATGCTACTTTTACTAGCCTCGAAATGAATAATGGTATGTATAGTGGAGTTAGATTACCTTCTAATAAAACATTTTTTGCTGACGTAAATATTGTAGGACGTAGAACAAATACTGGAAATACAGCAGCAGGAAGACAACATGCAGCATATCAACTCAAAGCCTGTTTACACAATGATGCATATGGTACGGCTGTAGTTGGTTCGGTTACAAAAACTGTGATAGCTGAATCTAATAGTGCCTGGGATGCTCAATTGGCATTTGCTGGAGCTGGTTCTGGTCAAACAGATTTCTTGCTCGTACAATGTAAAGGAGCAGCATCTACTAATGTTCACTGGGTAGCTAAAGTTGATCTACTAGAAGTTGGTGGATTAAATGAAACATCAGCCTATAGAGAAGCTAATATATTTTCTAATACAAATAATGAACTGATACCATAAAGGAGAGTAAAATGAGTTTACCAGTTTTACCAGCAGCATCACCAACCACTATACCTGCAAAAGCATATGACAGAGTATGGGTAGAAGAAATTGCTATTAAGGGTCCAGATCCTAATGGTGAAATATCTGGAGAAGTCAAATTACATAAATATGGTATGTTTGATGGCGTTGCAGAGCTAGAACCTGATGGTGGTCAATGGATTAGAATAGAAAATATGTTAGAAGAATCAGCTACAGACCCTGACTTAGCAGCAGCTATGGGTTCATTGATAGCTTATGTCACTAAGCTCGGTCAACAACAGGATATTATATCGTCTTAATTAGGCTTAGGTGTATAGAATCAGTAGAATTCTATATTTGCAAATATCACTTTAGAAATGGGCCTAAATTATGTCATGGAATGTAGAAATACCTCTAATTGTGAGGTCGTGGATTAATGATCTTTCAGACACACCTACTTATAGCGATGAGAGAGTTCAACAGCTAATTGTTGTAGCAGCTCAATATGTAATAAAAGAAGTAGACTTAACAGTAGATTATACAATTAATATTGTCAATCCTGACATCACTCCTGACCCTGTACTTGCAGAAGATAAAGATTTAGATTTTATTAGTCTAACTTCTCTAAAGGCTGCTTGTATTCTAGATCAAAGTTCTCTCAGAACCAAGGCTGCCACAGAAGGTATTAAAGCTGCCCTGGGACCCGCACAGCTTGCTGTGGGTGGAGGGTTGAGAGGTTATGAGGTAATTTTAAACCAGGGTCCTTGCGCGATGTATAAGAAGTTATTAGAAGATCATCAGATTGGTAATGTACAGGCCCTTCATGCTATTCTCAGTCCTTTTGTTGGTAACAAATTTGATCCTAGATATTTACAAGATAGTTCAGACAGATCTAGAGATTTTTATTCTTAACAATTTAATTTAGAGGATATAATTATGCCAGCAGCAAGTTATAATTTTACTATAGAAAAAGGTACTGCTTTTGTTATTAGTTTTGAGTATAAAGACAATAATGAAAATATTATTGATTTAACTAACTGGGTCGCTAGACTTAGATGGAAAGATAACGAAAGTAATATTTCTACTTTTATCACAGACACTAGAAATTCTACTTATGAATTTGTGTTAGTTCCAGCAGAAGGTAAATTAAGTCTTAAGATACCAGCTTCACAAACAGCGGCTTATACGTTTACAAGTGCAGCTTATGACTTAGAACTACAAGAACCTAATGATTTATATAGTGGTGGTGGCAAAAAAGTCTTTAGAATTTTAGGAGGTACGGTTACTGTTCAATCTAGGAATGTTCCAGATACAAACGCATTTTCTGGAACATTTGACGTTCAGGACAACTGCGGAACTTGCACATGACAAAAGTTACAGTAGATCAACAATTTCAAACTAATCAATATTTGATAATTTCTAGACAAGATGAAAATGATACAATAATCACTTCTCGTGTTGTTATTTCTGATGAAAATACCAATCAAATAAAAGTAGTTAACATATCTCAAGGGCCTCAAGGAATTAAGGGAGAGGCTGGCGATCAGGGTGCTGCAGGCCAGAATGCTAATCAGTTTGAAGTACTGTCTATATCTAGTGGTGGAACAAATAATACAACATATTCTAGTGGAAATATTATATTCTTTGATGGTCAAAAATTATCTTCTTCAAGTCACTCTATTCAAGATATTATAAATGATGCAACAGTTGCATCTAATGCTGTTACAGGAGTTTTAGTTGGTTCTGGATTATCTAAAACAGATGGAACAAATAACGTTACTGTTAATGTTGAGTTGGGTGAAGGACTTGAAATTAGTAATTCAAATGAAATTAAGATTGATAGTACAATAGCTAGAGTTGCAGAGTTAGACCTGGGAGCAATTGACGGACAAGTACCCATTAGTAAAGGTGGTACTAATAATAATTTCTATACTCAAAATCAACTAGTATACTACGATGGTTCTAAGATAAAATCTTTTCCAATTGCTACAGGTAATTTTGTATTTAGTGGTGTGAACGTAGATATTGTAGCAGGTTCAGGATTAGTTGGTGGTGGTGCTTTAGAGATTCCTAATGGTTCTGTAGTTATTAATATACCATCATCATCAGATATTCTTGTAGAAGATAATAACATAAATCTGAGTGTAACAGGAACCGCAGGTACATATTCTAAAGTCACTACTGACTCTAAAGGTAGAGTAGTATCTGGTGAGTCCCTATCTGAATCAGATATTGTCTCTATATTAGGCTATACTCCTTTTCATCTTGGTAATTCTGGACCTGGATCTCTTTTAGATGCTGACAGGCTAGATAATCAAGAGGGCTCTTATTATAGTGATGCTTCTAATTTGACAGGAACGATAAATACTTCGGTTCTGCCATCAGCCGTAGTTCCTGGACAATACACAAAAGTAGGCGTTGATTCTAACGGATTAGTTACCACTGTATTGTATGCAGATAAAACAGATATAGTTAATTCTTTAGGATACACACCTGTTCCTGATACTGGAACAAAAACTATTTATGGTGATACTACTTTACAAAACGATGTGACGATTAATGGTCAGCTTTCTGTTTTTGATAATTTGCCATTATTTGCTACTAATAGTCCTAATTTATTACCAGACACACCGAGAGGTGTTAGTTTTGTTTACGGTGGAGCATTTTCTAATAAAACAGGTTTGATTGCATATTATCCTGCAGCTGATGAGCTAAAACTTGTTACCAATGTATTTGCTTCAGGTGCAGATATAGATGGTGATGGAGATAGTGATTATCAAGATGATATAAATGGAGGTAGTGCAGAATCTGTCTTTGTCTTACAAAATCTTGATGGCGATCAATCTACAATTTTATTAAAAAATATTGCTGATACTTTATATGTTAAGAAAACGACAGATGAAACTATCAATGGACTTAAAACATTTGCTGATGGTATTACTGTTAAGGGTAAAGTTAATATCTCTCCAAATTTAGGAATAAGCGAATCACCTTTAGAACTTTATGGAAATACGAATGTAGTCATAAGCTTAAATGCAGATCTATTAGATGGCAAACATGGAACAGACTACAGAGATGCTGCTCAAATGACAGGAGCATTTTCTTATGATAATGTAACTTTTGATCACATTCAAGGAACTCACAATTATTTATCTAAATTTAATGACACGGTCAATGATCCTGCAGGACGTATAGATAGCACTGTAATACAACAGGACTCTAACAATGATATTGTTGTAGATAGTCCTAATAATTTGTCTATGGGTACTGGTAATTTATTAAATGCTAATAGGTCTATTAGTATTGGCCCTAATACTATTACTAGCAATGATTCTTTAGCAGTTGGTCAAGGCCATACTGTCAATACTAATAATTCTGTGGCTTTGGGAAATAATTCTACAGCTGGTGGACTTAATTCTATATCGATGGGTAATTATGGTATTACATCTTTACCCAATCAAATTGCTGTAGGAGCATTTAATGTTAATGATGCGAGTGGATTAAGATTAGAACATGGACAATATACTTCTGTTAATATGCATTTACAAGGCACAGAAGTTGGTGACACATGGACTAGTTTAAGTCCTACTATACAAATTCCAAATAATAAGACTTTAGCGTATCAAGCAGAAGTATTGGTAACTAAAGCGTTCGGAACAGGTGTTGCTCATTTTAAGTTGGAAAGTGGAGTTTTCAAAAATGCAACTTTTAGAAATTCTAACAATATAGTAGAGATTATCAACAAAACTACTCATCCGCAAATTCCCAAGAAAAATGAACTTTTTAATAATTCACAAATTAAAAATCACTATCATACTTTTGACCACACTAATGAGCAAAGAACTTTACAAGATGTAAAGGTAAACGCACCTCCTTTGCAAAACAATGATATTACTACACAAAATGTAAAGAGTAATTATAGATATACTAAAATTCATAAAGCAGCAAGTGGTACTTATAGGAAAACTAACGATGGTAATTTAATTTTAGATATACATGAACCTTTGTATTCAGGAACATTTTTTACTGATGACACAAACAGAGGTATTAAGATAACATCTAAAAATCATGGTGTCACGACAAATTCTTTTGTTGACTTATCCTTTAAACACAATAGTAGCTACAGTCTTGATGATCGTGCATATAAAGCATATAGTGTTATAGATAGTAACACCTTCTTTGTGGAGAGACCAATGTATACTGGTTTCTTGTCATATTATGAGGGTAGTTCCACAATAGATTATGCAAAATTAATTATTAACTTAGATAGTGTAGGTGTTGATGATGGAGCTGCTGGATTAGAATATGTCAGTGATTTGTTGAATATTGCTACAAAAATATATACTACTGGTCCTGAAGGAGTACAAATATTTAGCAACGGCATTAAACACAATGAAAACGATTACGACGGATCGGCTTCATTATCTATAGATACTATTCCAGTACCTAAAAAATTATCTTATCCTTCTGGACTTGAAGTCACATTAATACCACTTGCTTCTAATTCTGGATCTGTATTTGTTTCGCATAAACATGATATATCTGGTACTTTTAATTCAGCTTCTACAAAATTTAAGAAGACGAAGGGAATATATACTCGACGTAAAACACATGATGGCATAATGTCTTTGGATATCTATGGTACAGGATTAAATAACGAAATTGTATTGCCTCACACCCCATTGTCTTATGAATTATGTACAGGATATAAAGATGATGATAATAGTATTTTTGAAGTAGATAATATTAATGATCAATTTTTTCTGAAAGCTAAAGATCCTTTAAATTACGAATCTAAAAACATATACTCTGTAAGAATTAAAGCACAGGACAGACTAAATAATACATCAAAAGAAAAAAACTTTACAATTACAGTAAATGACACCAGAGCCCCATATAGGCACTATTCTATTCCTGATCAAACAATTGATATAAGTGAAACGTTCTCTTATACCGTACCATCCGATCTTTTTAACGAAGAAGAAAATGAAGGTGTTTTGACATTTGATGCCATACAACAAAGTGGTTCCGCATTGCCTTCTTGGTTGTCTTTTAATACATCAACTAGAGTTTTTACTGGCACTCCATCTGGTTATGATCTAGGTATTTATAATATCAGAGTGTTTGCTAATAATAATTTTAGTGGTATCTTTAATGATTTCTTTTTAACTGTAACAGATAATGCAGTGCAGATTTTTGATGCTGAACGATCTAATCATAAAGACATTACTGACATACAATTACTATCATCTAACATAAATGAAAATTCTCCTAGTGGAACTATTGTAGGTCAAATTAGTGGAGTAGGATCTTATGATCCTTATTTTACATTTTCTACAGCACAAAATAATTTTAAAGCAAATTTAGTTAATGGTAAAGACTTGTTTGAAGTTACTCCTATTATTCATGAACACCCTACCGCAACAATTTCTGGAGACTTATCTCAAATTCCTATAAGTGGGCTATTAGAAAATAGTGCTTTACCAGATGATTGTAGATTAGAAGCTGCTTACACCCCATTTACTATTTCTGGTACTCCAGGGTTAATTGATGGTCGATTACATCTTATAAATGCTTATAGAGATAATAGTCAACATGTATTTAGTGGTTTGCAAATCTTTAACTCAGCGACTGATAAACTAAGTAGCTTTTTTACTGTTGAATCATTTAATGATTATTCAATTTTTGTCGGTGGTAGAGAAGTTTTGACAACAGAAAAAGACTTATTATTTCCTGAAGAAATATTGACTGAAGCAGGTAATCAAATTTTAACTAGAGATTCTAATATTAGAGATGTTTCACTTTTTACAGAAGAAAATGAATTTTTTAGATCTGAAGCTAGTGGTAGTACAACAGAAGAACCTTTATTTACATTAAGCTTGGGTAAATTAACCGAAAATATTTTTTGGGCTAGTGGATATCCAGGATATCCGGATGCTAATTTGTTAGTTCATGACTTATTGTCTTTTACTAGCAGATCAAGAGATTATTCTATTATAATTGACACAACTGGCAATTTAGATAATTTCAACCCTTCACCTCAATCTGGTCTTAAACGATCAAATATCAAATATGGTAGTGACAGATTTAATTTTAGAAATACTGTACAAAATCCTGTTCTAGCTCTCTATGGCATAGGTTCTGGCGACTTATGTACATTGCTGTCTGAAGACAATAATTTGATTACTAGTGAAGACTCAGATGATATTGTGTCAAATAATGAAAATCATCATGGTACTAGAATTGAATTAAATGATACTTACGAAATTTTTCAAAGCTATCATGTTACCAAAGATAACGGTAAACTTAAATTTAATACATTTGATAATATAATGCAAGAAAATGGTGATTTCTTAGTTCACGATTACGCTATTGCTGCTAAATCAGGAGACGCATGCTTATCATTCCCAGGATCCAGAAAAGGAGATATCGTACTTACTTATCCTGACGCTGTAGATATGTCCGATAGTGTCTTTAATTATTATTACAATTGGGGTAAACTAATACCATTTACATTTACAAATGATAAGTTTTTTGTTAAAACTAATAAGACATATAGTGGAAGTAATTCAACTAAGACTATTAGATATAATCAAACTATTCCACAAGCTAGTAACTATAGAATTAGTGGATTAAAAACATATACTCATACTATTCAATCTGGTGATTGTCCTATCGATGTAGGTATCGCAGCAATAAAAGGATTTGCTTCTCAAGAAAATAATTATAACGCAGAATATGCAACCGGTGTTGTAGAATTTTATACACAAGCTGGTACAGGTGAAATCACTATTAATACTTTAAGAGATATAAATTTAGATAGTAGATATAGTAATAGCGTGAATCTTCATACAGTGGCGTCTAATAATAATTCACTTGATTTACCAATAGCTACGCAATATTCTGATATTGAAATTGTTGATGCAGATTCTATTAAACTAAAAAACTATTTTTACTTACCAGACTCTGGAATTAATGGGAATGGTACATTTACGGCTAATTTTGATAAAAAACATAATTATATAGAAGAAGCTAGTACTATAATTAATAGACTGCCTATAGAATTTACCAACTCTATTACTACATTAAGTGGTGTCACTACAGTTAGTGGAAACCGACCTAAAGACTATGTATTTGATATTGATAGTATAAATGGTAATAAAATTACTGTCAGAGATGATGCAAATTATTTATTAAAAGAAGATAACAGACAAGATTATTTTGATCAAGCTCTTAAAGGCAAGTACATAACAAATGGTATAGCATTTAGTGGATCTTTCTTTCATAATGATAGCAGAATATATGATGTTAGATATAATGATACTAATATATTGAATAAAAACTTTGTAGCATTTGAATATGATATTAGTAGTAAGATAATTTCATTCATATTACCATCTGGAACAGTGAAAGAGTATGATGAGCTTATTATTACTTTCCCTGAAGGTTATAATTACAGTGATAATGTCCTTCACTCTTTAGTTACTAAAGAAAATTTCCTTACTTCATCAAGCTTAACAGATCTAGAACCAAATAAAGACTCAGTTCTATTAGAGACTTCTACCAGTGTCGATCCAAATGCAGGACTCGAACAAGTTCGTATAACGGGCATGTTGGACAATGTTGAATTTGACATAAATGGTACTTGCTTCATAGACTATAATCTTCCCAACCGACTGCAGTCTGGATTATTATTAAATCATTCTGGTAGTCTTATTAATGGTTACGAGATGAGCTCATTTGTATCAGGTTTTAGTTTTACTGGTGTTATACCTAAAAATAATAATGTTTTATCTACAAATATTAGTACTTTAATACTAGATGAACATATCGGTAAATCCTCTGTTTTTGCAACAGGCAGCAATTTCTTTTATAGTGGAACTAGACTGCTTAGACAAACTACATCTAGCGATATAGGATTTTCAGAGTACTATTTAACAGATAGTGACAGCACAACCAATTTACAACCATCAGATCTTACAGGTGTTGGTTCTAGTAGTAATCCTTATAGTTATAATTTTGAAAATAAGACTAGTGGTGTTAAATATTTAGAATTTTTGTATCTCGGTCAAAACATTAATGATTTAACAATTGCTGGCAGATATCTATCTTCAGGATCAACTGATCGTGTTGCTCCCAAATTAAAAATTTATAAAATTACTTTAGAGACACAAACACAAAATTACAGAAATCAACTCGGTGGACTAGCTCCTCCATCATTTTCTTCAAGTGTTGCTTATCAGCGTTCAGACTACACTGTACCCCATGATCAGATCTATGTAGATACAGATTTTCATAGTAATGGTCGAACATCATATTTTAATACTCCAGCAAATATTACTGGAATAAGAATTGAAACAATTGCTGGTGGTCCAGGAAGTGCTTTCGGATATGGTTGGACATATTATGTTGGTGATGGTCAACAAACATGGGACGCTGGATACATGAATTTTGGTGGTGCTCTCAGTACACACAGAGGTCAATCTCATGTGCAATATAAAACTACGACAGACTCCCAAAATCCTTTGATTACTAGCTCAACTCATACTTTTAGCAGTAATGCAATTGACATAACAGATAGATTTATCGTATCAGAACCTCAAGCTCCTAGATATAGTGAATGGATACAGGACATTAATGTAAATATATCTAATCTTAAGCGTTTTGATATTATACGTATTGAAATTGATAATACTGAGAATAATACAACTGCTAATTTTAACTTTACAACAAATGTTGATAACCCAGTAAATATTAAGCCATATATTTTAGAAAGTGAAACTATATTAAATACTGGCACAGATTACTTACCTTACATTAATCCTAATCCACCAGATTTAATTTATACCCCAGTACCTACTCTAGACGCTAACGATTGCATAGACTGTACCACGAATTTACCTCAGTACATTCCAGAAAGAAATCCAGGATATTCTACATTAGCAAAACACGATTATCATGTCTTGCCTATTATTAGAACTAACAATAAATATTGTGGTGTTACATACGATAAAAACAAACAATTATGGTTTAATGGAAATATACTGAAGATTAATCAGTTTGATAGTGGTAAGACATATCTATCTAAAGATGATGAACTAGAAATATTATCATGGAACGACACAGCGATTAGCAGTACAGGTGTTACAAAATTTGTTCATAAGTTTAATCCTACTAATGAAAATTCTGTAATTAGTGGTATTTCTATTCAAGGGAGCAGATCAATACCTCCTAAAACATCGGGTGTACCACATGCTTTAATGTTCCAAAATGCTCAAAGATTTAATCTTAATCTTGGCTTTTCGCACAACGAGCTGCTGAATAATAGAGGAGATATAAGTTTAATTAAATCGACATCCGGACAGTTTAATCTATATGATTATAACAATATCCATTACCACACTTACGGTGGCACCACTTCTAATTATCCATTAGATATTAATGGTAAGCTTGTAAGTACTCCACAAACAGGTATCTATACCGTCTCGCACAATGACAAGCTTTGTGAATCAGGAACTTTGTGCGTTAGAATTTCAGCATATAACATTAGTGCATTTAGTGGCATACCAGATATACGAGACAGAAGAACTTTTGGAGAGCTGCCTAATAATATTGACGTTAATGGAGTTAAAGGTCGTATCAGACCATTTGGTGTTAATAAGAAAATGTATTTTGATTTTAAGGATGACTTCGCTGCTATTAGTGATGATTATTACATAGAAGATCTGATCGAACCAAATATTATATCTATTAATGTTCCTTACAATTCTAACCACGTTGGTAAATCAGGCTTAGTTTATATTATTGATAGTGATCAAAATATCAAAGCAAATCTTAACCCTAACCTAGATAATGATTTTATCGTATCTCAGGGTTCATTGTCAGACCTTAACCAGCAAGACAAAAAAATATTTAACTATTATGACAGAGATTCTAAAAGATGGAAGCATACTATACATTTGAAGAATGATCAAATAGCTTATAGTGGATATGATATAGAATTAAATGATACGGATACTAAATTTTTATCGTTAAATCCTAATAAAATTGAGATATCAGGAATACAATACTCATTCGATGCAATAGATCCTGTTTTTACAACACTTACTGGAACATCGTTAACAGTGCCCAGCAATATTACAGAAGTTAAATTTAAAATTATTACTTTACAAGGAGATCAAAACTTATTTAATTCTGATACTTTTTCTACTCCTAGAGTTGCATTGTCAGGCATTGGTTATTATAAAACAGAATTGGAAGAACCAGCGCATTATGGATGGCATGGCAATGGCTGGACGATTGGCGTTGAGTGGCAACCTCCTGCCGAAAACTTTAGCAATAGAGATATGACTATACGAGTATCAGATTTTACTGGTTCAACAGATAAACTTTTGAATATTTCTAAGTACTTAGTTCCAGAAATCAGTCCTGCCTATACTGGTTATGTTGTTGCTGGTACTAATAATTGGGAGTTGACTTTTGATATATCAAATATAGATGTAAATACTCTCTTTACTCAAGGTAGAATTGCTTTTGATATTACTGACACACCAGAGCCTAGTCAAGTAAATATTAAGAATACAGATGCTAATTCAGTTGTTTATTCTGGTGGAGGGGGTTCTACTACAGGAACTTTTAATCCTCAATTAGTTTTGAAAGACATCACTACTAGTCCTTATACTACCTTAGCTTCCGGCACAGGAGCAATAGTTGTGGTGCCTCACCTTTCTGATAGGCCGACTTATGATTTACAATTAAATAATTTATCAACTACTTATTATTTAAATATAGAAGATGAAGACAAGATTAAGTTTCAGATTCCTGCTTTATTAGGTCCTGTATCCACGGAAGTAACTAATAATCTTAATATTACTTTTAATACTAATAGTGATTATAATTTAATACTCTCTTCTTCTTTATATAATAGTAACACAAAAAGATTTGAGATTATAGCTACTCCTCAGAATACTGGAAACACCAACTATTACGAAAATTCTGCTAAGTTCGTTAATCAATCGGTATCTATTTCTATAAAGCAAGCTGTTTATGACGAGTATGGTGCCCATAGTTACCAAACTTACACAGACAGTTTTGGTTTTAATCTCGTTTTCTACAAACCTGTTCAATTCGAAAAGATCATTAATCCAGGTGTAATACCCTTCACAGTAGATAATCCTTGGACAATGGATTTTTATATTGCTAGTGGAGTTACTGAGCATGATGCCGTTAACAGACCAAATGCAAGAGTTTTCAATACTCCAAATATAGGTTTGTACCAAGGTAATCCTATAGAGTATGATACAACTTATGAATATGATAGTACATTAAGAAAATGGAAAGTGCAAATTATTTCTAGTAAAGATATGTTTGGAAATTATGTCGATAATACTGGATTATATCCAATTGATATTTATATAGAAGATGATTTAACCAGTAGTACCTCTAACGATTCTTATGTTATACAATACAATGACAAAAAGATAATGAAGAATATTTCTGCTGATGTTTATGGTACTCCCAATAATGAATTTTTCACTAAAGTAGATAGTATTGATTTAAATGAGCAATCTAGTAATGATATAAGTTTTCCTAGCAGTCTGAAAGAAGGTAGTATTTCCTTAAGTAGCCCTGTTAGAAAATATGATAGAGATTTAAAATTATGGCAAAATTCCTATATTGGTAACAAAATGACAGATAAATTTGATGTTAGATTAAATACTAACGGTAGTCAATTAGCTATTGAATGTAAAGGCATAGGTAAAGATAAAATTATAGCAGTTGCGAAGTTTGATACTATAGAAATAGAAAGCAATGAACTGCAAGGATTACCTTTGACTATTACCGGCATAGTTGGATATACTGGTCCTAATGGTTCAGGACAGGAGGTAAGACAAGGAGAGGAAGCATGGGAGTTACAATTTAAGACTATAGGTGGTTTAGCTCACGCTAATTATCCTCCTACTATTAGATTAACTGATATGCCAACAGCTTGTTCAGGTTTTGATCCATTGATTGATACTCAAATGCAATGTCTTATTACCCCTCCTTTATGGAATCCAAATGACAGAGGAGGATCATGGAGTTATCACTTCTCTGGATTGCCTTCTTGTACTTTAGTAGGATTGAAAGATATAAATATCTTTGCCGTAGATACTAATACAGGATTATTGCCTGCTAGTCCATATTTGCCAGATACAGATAGTGTTGATCATAGATATAACTATATAGAAGGAAACTTTACTGGCACCCCTCCACAAATTGTAAACAGTATTTTATATGAAAATATGGGTGTAATGAAACCATTCTGTGGTAATGTTTTATACAAAAAACAATATGATTTTGGACCTACAGTTCCACCTCTTTGTATTGGTCCTACAGGAATTAGAAATTATTCTGTAAGTGGTTCATTGCCATCTGGGTTGAGTTATAGTATATACTTTCCAGAAGAAACAAATTTTCCAAGAGAGCCTTATTCTAATATAGGTAGTGGACATATATTAATACAGGGTGTTCCAACAGAATTTGCTAACGGAGGAGCTTATTCTGAAGAACTGACACTAAAAATCGAAGACGCTAGAGGCTTAGAGGCTCAACGAACATTTACTTTTGTTGATACCTCTGTGCCAAATGACCCCGACGTAGGAATAGCAGTTTACTTCAAAACAGAAGATGCTATTCTATCTCCTGAAGGAGGAAGCGGTTTAGTTAAAGGATCTTCTAGCAATTGGAGACCTCCACCTATAGAGCAAACAATTGTTTGCAATAGTATATTACCTCATAATAGATGTGGTGTTTTAGATGTTGTGTATTCTGGTACTTTAAGCGCAGACACAAAAGTTTATATTATAGAACCAGCAGATGATGACAGTGCTAACGATTTGTCTGTTGATGATGAGATATATCTAAAAATACCAGACGTAAATAATGATGACCTAAACGGATTTTATGTAGTTCAAAGTAATGATACAGGCAAATATATAGATGCTGGTCTTAGCTTAACAATACAAACTACAGGAACAGCCCAAGTTATTAAGGGTGAGCATAAAAATATTAACTTATCTAATTTTAATGATTTCTTTGAGGGGAATCTTGTTAGTAATGTAAGCACATGTTTAATTGGGGGTGGTAAAGTTGGAACAAAATTAACATCTAATGGAGGAAGTAGTACAGAACTTGGTCTTAGAGGAATTTTAGTACCTAGTTTCAAGACCAGTATAACAGGAACAATTCCTTTTGCCAATAATAATATACGATACAGCGGTTTAAAATTTGATAGAGTAAATAGTGAGACAGATATCATTTCTAAAGCATCTTGGTCTGATTGCTGGCAAACAGGGAATTTATATATTAGTGGAATTATAGTTCCGCCTATTCATGCAGAAATTGTTGACCCTCCTCCGGCACAAGATTATTTCTTTTCGTTTAATGGTGCGAGGTTCGCTCTTGCTACAAGATTAGCTTTTGGTGATAACGAGGTACAAAGACTAATACCGGACAATGAACGAAACGGTACTTTAAAATATAGCTTAACTAATTTAACATCTAATACTATTATTCAAAGCGGAAGTGTTGGTGGTGGTAATAGTTTTGACACAGAAACATTGACAACATCTTCTGGTGCCATTTACAAACTTTTCATAGAACATGAGTCTGATGACTTTCCAACCTACGATCACTCTGCATTGCCTGATGACAACAATGAATATATATGGGTTCACAAGGGTGATAATTTAACTACAATACCTACACAAAATAGTTTTCCTCCAATAACCACAGCTGGCTTTGATAGTATTTCTGTGACTAATAGCTTAACTGATTTAGATCCTAATGGAGTAGTAATGGATCCCATCATAGGTATAGCTTACGGTGGATATATTCCAGATGATGCTGGAATAGGACAGGCAATACCTTACAACCATTCTGGAACAGTTAGTGTTTCTGGTACTTGGAGTACGGAAGACTTTTTACCAAAGATATCTGGAGTTATTCAAAAATCTTTAATGACTTCTCCAATTAATAATGTAAACGCTAGTTATGCAGGAGATACTAATCAAATTGTAATTCAAACAACTGGAGTTATAGAAGACAATGTCGTATCTATTAAGTTGTTTAATGGTTCAGATCTATTTGATAGTCACCAGTTGGTTGTAGGTAGTAGTAATCTTAATAGTTCTAGTCGCTTAATTTATACCAAAGACTTAGGTACTACTACCAGAAATAATTTGACAAGTGATATCACATTCAAGAGTGTAGTAGAAGAAGTAACAACTACTGGTATTCTTGTTAGACACAATAATTTATCTATACAAAGTGGTGATTTAGCAGGTATAGATAAGAATAGTTATGTATCTACAGAACTAGCATCTTTAGATAACGCAGGAGTTATTAGTGTGGCTTCGGGTTCGACAACTCATTTCTTACTAGAAAATAGTAATCAAGAAAGCGATTGGACAGATAGTTTTGCCTCTGGAGATTTTGTAGACGTTTATTTAAATATAAATGATAATATTAAAATTATGCCATATAATACTACATTCATTACTGAAGGTAAGTATGGTTTTCAAATTACAGGTCGATCAAATGTGAGAGAAAATGAAGATTTAGTTTATAAGATATGCACTGCAGAAAATTCTGGTCAACCTATTTTTGATAATGCTACGTATCCTCATGTTGGAATTACTTACAAAAAACATTTCCAAAATTATCCATTGTATGTCAATAAGCCTATAAGTATTGTTACTGGAACAGTAAACAAGACAGGTAATACATTGACATTTAGTACTTTAGGAGGCAAAAGACCTATTGCTAATTATGCTCCAGATGTTCAACTAGCTGCTGGGACTAATGATTACAGTTATTGTGGATTTTTAAGAAATAGTATTAATCCAGATATTCTTATAGATGAATACGACAGTGTTAATGATAGACTTAATATTAGTTTTAATTTAGATCCTCAATACGGAATTGATTGGAGTACATATAGTCAGATTAAGATTAAGATTTCAGATGAAACAGGTACCGACGAATATACTTATACCTACTAGATAAATAACTATGGCAACCTTACATATTAAACCAACATCTCCAGCACAAGCAGTTTCTGTTTCTCAAGGAACTGGTGACACTGTAAATATTATTTCATCTCCTGCAGCTGCTGCTGAACTTTCTATAGCAGTAGGTGTTCAAGGGCCAGAAGGTCCTCCTGGTTCAGGATTACCAGGCCCAACCGGACCACAAGGACCGACCGGCCCTCAAGGAGATATTGGACCATCAGGAGTTAGAGGTTTAACTGGCTCCGGTGTTAGTTCTATAACTTTTGGTGATAATACAGACACTTTCTTGGTAGATGACTCTAATTCCACTGTAAATTTTCTAGCTGGAGCAGGTACGGCTTTATCTGTTAGTGATTCTAACAATTCTATTACTATTACTAATACTCTAGTAGGACATCAACATATGTCTTCAGATATTACTAATTTCAATGAAGCTGTAGATGATGAAGTAGCAGGATTATTAATAGAAGGTAATAATATTAGTTTGTCTTATCAAGATCCTGACGATAATACTTTGACGATTGCGGTAACAGGATTGACTATTGGTTCAGATGTACAAGCATTTAATAGTAATCTACAAGATATTGCAAACTTAACCACGACATCTGGACAATTGCTTTATACAAATGATGATAGTGATTTTGAATTAATTACTTTATCCAATACTACTAAAGAATTTTTAAATGATGTTAGTGCAGCAGAACAAAGAACTACATTAGGACTAGGTACTATCTCTACATATAATTCTGGTGAGTATGCAAGTACTCGTAGAGGTAATGCTTTTGTTGGAGAACAATCATTTGGTGACGGGGCTATTAATAGATTTTCAGCATCTATCAATAGTCAAACATCACAGACATATCAAATAGTGCAATCAGATAATGGTAAGACTATCACATTTGATTATGATCTTGACTCCGTGTCTGTATCAATGGACAGCACGATAAATGCAGGTTTTAATTGTTTAATTGTGCAATTAGGAAGTGGACAGGTTCGTATGAGTGGTTCTATACAAAATAGATATAATCACACAAAATTAGTTGGTCAATATTCTATAGCTACTCTTGTTAAGATTACCGAGTCGCCTTCTCTTGTTATACTGTCTGGAGATACCACAGATGCCAACTCTGGACCATAGGATAAAAGATTATGATATTACCACCATTTTTTGGCGTCAATACAGTTTATGATGAAGATGATGTCAAACAAGTTAGTGTAGATTATTTAGTTGCTGACATATTTAGCTTTCTCGATCCAAAAGCTATATCTTCGCTTACATATTATGCGGCAGATATTGCAGACTTTGACACTCCTAAATCATTGTCTTCTCTAACTTATTTAGCTGCTGATGCTCTGTCTTTGCCTAAATTATTAGATGGAATAAATCTCACATATGAAGCAATAGATATTTGTACTTATGACCCTCCACCAGAGCCTCCACTCCTAACAAGCTTTTTAAGTAATATTATTGGAGACAGTGAAATAGAATTCTCCTGGAGTATACCATACGATAATAGATCACCTATTACAGAATATATATTACAATATACAGATTGTTTTTTAAGTGATATTTTGACTGAAGATAATAATAATCTTACAGCTGTAAGCTTTGGTCTTTGTTTTACTGAATCTGATAATCAAGTAATTACCGAGGATGATTATAATTTAATGTTTGATGGTACCGTTAGCGATAATCTAATTTCAGATAATTATCGAACTAACTGCACATTCCAAGAATATGATCGCAGAAAGGTCTTGATAGAAAATAAAGACAGATTACAGGTAAATACACAGCTGTTCATTACTGAACAATCTAGTGGAATAGGTAATTTAAATAGTATTTTAGTACAAGATTTAGTTAATGATCAACCACATATATTTAGAATTGCTGCTGTTAATGCAGTAGGCACTGGAGAATTTTCTACTACAGGCATTCTTACTCCTATTGGCCCGAGGCATAAATACTGTGATATTAAATTGTTTATGCAGCCTAATAGTATAACAGATGTCGAGTCATCCTTGCTTGATTACTCTTGTAGAGAAAAAACTATAAATCAACTTGCTGCTGTTGAAGTTAGTACGCAGTCTAAATTTGGTCCTGGTGGCTTATACTTTAATGGAGTATATGACTCTTTCCCTAATCCTGGAACATATCCACATCTAAGAGTGAATGATAATTTTATTACTACAGCAGATGATTGGTCTTTACGAGGAGATTTTACTATAGAGATGTGGGCTAGACCTAGTAGTTCTAGTCGCAGTGATACGCTGATTTCTGCTTATACTCAACATGCTGATGAGTCTGGAGAAAATGATGACAATTCTAATTATTGGAGATTATTTAGAACTAGTACTGTTTTAACTTTCCGAGCAGTTGTTAGTGAGTTGACTGATGAAACAGGAGAATATGGTGAACCTATATATAATTATGGCACATTAAACTTAAATTATACGGGAGTTTTACCTACTGGTGAATATACAAATATTGCAATTAGTAGATTTAATAATATTGCTAGACTATATATTAATGGGGAGCTAAAAGATAAAAAAGAATTTGATAAAAATATTGCTATTACAGGTGCTGGCAATCTTATCATTGGTGGTAATCAAGGTGTAACATATGATATTTCAGACACATTTGGTATTGGCAGAGGAGCAATACAAGCTGGTACTCAATACATTGGATATATTGACGATATTATGATCAGTGATAGTGCTCGATTTGCAAAGACTAATTTTGTTCCAGAAAAATATGAGAACCCCGCAGACTGCAATGGATGTGGAGGATATGCTGTCGCAGCTACTTTAGCAACTGTTTCGGATGAATTTATTCCATAAAGGGGTATATACTATATAATCAGGAGAAAATATGGCCATTTTATTCTTCGACGGTTTTGACCGTTGTACGATCACAAAACAACTAGATAGAAATTACTGGAGTTTTCAACCACAAGTTCCAGTAGAATATGAAAAATATGCATTTGGAGGATATAGCTACGATCATACTCAAAATGACTATAATAACAATAATAATTATTATGCTTATAGTCCTAATAATGGACATCTACCTACTAGTAAATATGTAGGAGCGACTACCATTGGTGGGGCTGCTACTACTTATCCTGCTTTCGGAACTCCTTTCGGATTTTTAGCATTAAATAATTTAGATATTAGCGACTCTAGTCTGCTTGCTCCGTTAACTTATTTGCAGGTTAGTGGTTTTTCTTTACCTCAAAGTGGTGAGAGCTTTTTAAATTTTAGAATACATGGGATAGAAACTAAAGATAGTAACTATCATAGTAGTGATGAGGCTGGAAGGTTTGGTGCAAAACATCCGCTGGTAGCATTTTGTAGTGGAAATACTACAGGACTAATTTTTAATATAGTTAAAGTTACAGGCAATCAGCTTGAGACAGTAGAAAATACTAAGATGACAATAGGTCTAGAGGTTGAACAACTAGCAGGTGTTAGTGGATCTTTTGATCTTAATATTGCTAATGATTTAGCCGACTATAACATCAGATCATTATATTCAAGAGGTTCAGCTTCTTACCATAGTGGAACAGCACAAGCTGCTGATTTGAGCGATCTCGGTGGCAGAATATTAATGCCTGTAGCAGATAGAAATACTACTTCTCCATATATACCACAGAGCAGATGGTGTCATTTTACATTTGGCATTATTCAGACAGGAGTTACTCCAGAGATTAAAGTAAAATTAGATAATATTGATCTACTAACTATACCAACAGATGATACTATTACAGATAAAGATTTATGGGATGATAAAATAAGTATAAGTGGATTTAATTATGATAATATTAGATTTTTTAATAGAACTTACAATGCTTCTATTCCGATAGCTTATACTACATATTATAGCTATGGTGGTAATACTACTTATTCTAATCATATGGAGGATGTAGAGTCCAACTATTATGAAAGAGGAGCTAATACACTTCTAGATGATATCATCTTAAATGATGGTAGTGGTACAGCCAATACATTTTTAGGAAAAACTGCTAAGATTATTCCTTTTACTCCTGGTGTCCGAGGCCAGTATACAGCTGATGTTACGGATGGAGGAGTAGTTCCAGATCCTTATAGAGAGTGGACAACTAATACTACTAGTCACAGAGCAGCTTTAAAGAATTTAGATGGAGATACTGGTAAAATTAGTAGCGCTACTGCTGGACAAATGACGGCTATTCCTTTTGGTAGCGGAAACATAGAGGGTATTCAAGCAACAGACAATTGGAGACGAGAAATACAAGATGCTGTTGGGGGCATGAAAATATATACAGCTGCCAAAAAAGAATTTTTAGATAGCTCCTTTGTTCCTGTGATAAAAACAGGAGAACTAGATAAATTTTTTGCTAATAAAACATCAATATTGATAAGACCAAGTGGTGGTCTAATAGATGCTCTCAAGAAAGAAACCATAAGTTTTAGTCCTGTTGAATCAATACCGGCATTAACACCTATCAGCAAATTTGGCTCAGGTGTTGATATGCATGGTTCACATTTTGTGGTACCTTTTATTGAATCTCAAGATGAGTTGTTCAATGGTAGCGCTTACGATAATAGTCATTTGTATCAAAATAGTTATAATCTGGTTGATGATAATAGATTTGTGATAGAAAGCTGGGTGTACTTTACTGGATCAGAACCTATTGATCTTTACAGCACATTTCCTCCTACGGGTTATGAGTATGGTGTTCCAACTAGAACTCAAAATATCAACATATCTTGTGATCCAGAAGGTATAACATACAGCATGAGTAATAGCGGAGATACTCTTACTTATGTCCATACTCAAAACGTTAAGTTATTATTCAATGAAACAGCAGCTACTGAACAATGGCATCATGTTGTATTCGTACAAGATTATGTGGGGGCGGGAGAATCAACTGATAGTGCTTGGCCAATCTACAGTTTTCTTAATGGTGTGAGAAATTCTAAATATGTTTTATCTTCATCTACCAGGAATTGGGATACTAGTCTGTTCCCTTCTTTTAATTTTAGGTATGATATATTTCCTACGAGTAGAACTAGTGGTATTCTAGGAGGAGATTTGTATCCTAGTGGAGATTTCAATATAGATAAAAATATGCTATTGAATTTATCTTCGCCATCAGGTGCTTTAGTAGGTTCAGGAACGCTTAATAATCCTGCGACAGGTGTTATAACTCTAGGGAGTTCGACTTCTTCTTTTAGTGAAGATCTTATTTCATTTACTGTAGATGACACAGGATTTTTAGTACTAAATATGGATGCTGTTTTAGTCAATAACTATCATACATTTGAAATTTACAGAAATAATATAAAGCAATTTACTATAGGTGGCTCTTCCGAAATGATTCCTGTACTAGGAAATCAGCAATCTAGTAGTACTACGAGGGAAAGCTACCAGAATAAATGGGCTCAAATCTACGTAAATTCTGGAGACAATATAGGGATTAGACGCAATCCGAATACTTATACTGCGTTGTCAACAGTTAATATAAAACAGCTATATGTAGCTAGTCCAACAGGAATTGGACCGTTTTATCACTATCAACAAGGAGGTTTGAAGTACGATTCTTTTGGCAGGTATTCAAACAGATATGTGACAGATGGAGGTAATTTTAATAATTCAAAGATTTTGCCAACGTTTATTGGAGGCAACAATATCATGGGGCAGTACAGATTGACACAAGGTAGTGCTCAGGTACAGGATGGTGTAACCAGAACTAGATACAGAGATGGTTTCGACATACCAACAACAGGATTTTTTATTGACAAAGAATCATATATAGATTTAAGTGAAAACATAGATTTAACTAAAACTAGATATGGAAAAACACGAGAATTTTTTGTGTTTAATAATCCAGAAACAGATCAGCCTTGGACAACAGGACTAATAGCAGATCCATCAGGACTAATTTTAGGAGTTCGAAAAACATGAGTTTGAATAAAAGTGTTTATTTTTACTATCCTATTCTGACGCCAGTTGGTGAAGACGTAAGCATAATAAACGATCTATATGGAGAAGTTACCAGGAACAATATAGTATCAACTTCTAGTCTCATTTATGACGACACGATACTAAGAGATACCTACTCACAGAGGATACAACCAACCGAAAATGGCGAAGGTTTCCCAAATACCGATCATCCCTATGTTATTTTAGGAGAACACGATGGTTTAGTTTTGGCTACTGATAAATCCGATACTAAAATACCATTTGTTAGCGGAACATATGGAATAGCTAGTATTCCTACAGACTATAGTTTATATAATAGTTCAGTAATTTCTGCCACACTGTATCTTCGTGCAAATGCTATCTCTAATCATAGTGCAACAGTAGAAAGTTTGATACGTGTTGAGGCAGATACGAACTATGGTGATGATCCATTTATGGCTTTGTTAACCGTAGATCGTATTGCTGTGCTTGATGAAACAACCAATCTTTACTCTTACCCTGGATATATATCTGGTTCTATCACCAATGGATTAAATAATATAGATATTACTAGTTTTGTCAAAGACATTACATACCAATCTTTTTGGAATACAGGACTTAACTTAGCTATTACTGTTGTGCCTACCACTGGTAATGTGGGAGCATTGGTTATAGATACAGAAGAGTCATACATAAGATTTAACTATAATCCTGTGCTTGCGTTAGAGCCTAGAAATGTTGTTGGAGATCCTGGCTATCAACTTATTAATTTAACATGGGACATTCCTTTAGATGATGGTGAAGCTGCTATCATACAGTACAGAGTAGAATATGCTGTGCAAACAGATGAAAATGATTCTTCTTTAACTGAATGGCAACTAGCTGGAATTTCTAATAGTACGAGCCTTACGATAGAAAATCTTAGCAACAATAAATTATATGTTTTTAGAGTTGCTGCAGAAAACAGTGTAGGCTTAGGTCCATATTCACTTCATTCTATAGCTATACAACCTTCTAAGGCAGATGCTCCTACAGCTTCTAATACCTTTAATGATGCTAATCATGCTAGGATTAGATTGCGTAGAGATACTGCTGTTAATTGGAGCGGAACTAATCCTGTATTAGGCTTAGGAGAGCCAGGTTTTGAAACAGATACAAATCTTATAAAGATTGGAAACAACAGTTCAGGATGGAATCAACTACCTTATGTTAAAGTAGATAATGATAGTATAGTTTTTCCAACAGATAGAGATGTTAATTTAGTAATAGGTGACTCTAAAATAAATGCAGATAGTCCTAGAATATCTATGAATTTGAGCCAGAATGAAAAATTTAATGTCGTTGCAGAAAAAGGCATAGATTTAGATTATAGTTCTACTTATAATAGTTTAGTTTTTAGTTTAGATAAAACTTTCACACCATTTAAAAGTGGAGAACTTCACAGTCCCTACTCTCGTGGTTTAGCTGGTAATGTTAATTATACTGACGACCATATGTATATCTGTACTGATACGAATTTTTGGAAAAGAATTGATTTAGATAAATCCAAATGGTTTGATCCAGAAAGTATTGCTGTGTCGTTAGACTCTGGTAGTTATCCTAGTGTGACAGAAATTTATTTTTCTGGTTTCAATGCTATTATCAGTACCGACGGAGATCCTTTTCCCGCTAAAGCCAGTAACAATTTAACAAATGATGGCATTACGCTTAGATCAGACTTTTTCAATGCCTACCAACTCACTGATCAAAATTACAGTTTTTCTTTTAGATACAGAGGCGGTAAAAATGTAGCTTCATCCGAGTCTGCTGTTTCTGGATTTAATGGCATGCTTGCAAACGGAGTTATGTTTGCTGCTCCAAGAGCAGGTACTGAATCGGTTGGTATCTATACTCCTCCAACAGGTTTTCATTATAATAGATCTCATTTTGCTACTCATTTTAAAATGGACGATTGTGGTGGTTATGTTAATTTTGAACGAGTATATGCATACTATGATGGTAAATTTTTAACAAGATGTTGGAATGATCCTTTAGTTTATAATAATAATCCATATTATAGTGGAAGTAATTATAATGGTGATTACTATAGACATACTAATGGACATTCTAAAATGCTAGGTTTTTGTTTTGATGGCTATCCTGTATACGGACCATTTGGATATAGTGATTCTGACGATGCAACTTCTCCATGTTCATTAATGACCAGCTCATATATTGCTAAAACTGGAGATAGTCATAGACCAGACAATTGGAAATATACTAACTCCATAAGTGTTAACGATGTAGCATATAATTTAACTGCTGGTGCTTTTGTAGAGGATTTTCATTATGCTGAGGGTTCAGGTATTTTAGATCAATACAATGGTCGATATGCAATAACGCCCGAATATCCAGAAGGTACTTATGCTTATTATTTAACATTTACTAGCGACAGCTTATTAGTACCTAAATATCCCTATATAATAGGTAATTTTTCTAAAAATAAGAAAGTTAAACAAGACTTAGAATCATCTTTATTACCAATTAGTGTAGATGGATATTTCCCATTATTTACATCAACAAGTTCTGCAGAAAATTATGGACTTTTAAATGGTGGAGATGGCACATATGAAACTTTGGTTGTTTTAGGTAATACGTATTATAGACCTGATGGTGTTGGTAATGCTACCAACCCTGCTGCTCCAACAGACATTAGTTTGTCGGAAAATAGAATTAGTGAAAAAGCTACGATTGGTTCCATAATAGGAACCCTGATAACTACTGATGCTAACACAAATGATAATCATATTTACAGCTTAGTCACTGGTGATAGTGCTGATGATAATGGTAATTTTAGTATTTATAACAATGAGTTAAGAGTAAATTCTATTCTTAGCGCAGATATTCAACCCACACACAGCATAAGAATCAGAACTACTGATGAAACTAATAGATTTTTTGAAAAAGTATTTAGTCTTAGTGTCGTCTCGGGTGCTAGTCTAACTAGTCTTAGTATTGTTTCTGGTATTACTTCATTGTTGGCTGGCAGCGGTCATACTTTTGGTAGTGCTATAGAAGGAACAGCAACCGATGTAATTTATTCTTGGAGTAATATTGGCAGTGCATATGCATATGGAGTAACTAGTTCTAACAGTGGGTTCTATCGTATCGATTCTACTAATGTACAACAAAGAAATGATGAGACAGTAAATGTTTATCTTACTGCACAATCTCTTTCTGCATTTAACACTCTAACAGCTACTTCCTCGTTCTTATTAGATCATTCAGAAGATCCTATTTGTTTAGCAGGTTACTATCCATTATATGCTTCAGAAAATGATGCTATTAGAGATCCGAATGGTAATGGCGAGGCTCACATGCATACAGTACAAGGAGTTTTGTATTGGATGCCTAATGGCCTGAGTGAAGATTATCATGGTAGTTTTGATTGCGATTCTTTAGCACCTAGTAAAACAGATGTGTGTTTAGATGGTAGTATAGATGTTACTATAGCCAATACTGGAGATGGTAATAGATTTGTCTTTGATGGCAATTCTAGTAATACACATAGATTCAAAGCAACAACTGGCACTTACGTATTTAATAATGTTCCTTCTAATCATCCTATAGCTTTTCATAACAATGGTAAGCCTATAGCATACTCTGGAACGACATCTATTGGTACTAAAACAGCACTAGATGGCAATACTTATACTTTCTATTATGGAAGTGTTACTGGCATATTTATCGGTAACTTCACGACTACTTCTTATGAGTGTTATTATCATGGATATATGGGAGGACAAGATAACTTTATCTATGATAATACTTGCACTAGTCCTACTCCTACTTTAACTAGTACTACTATTAGTTCTTTAAGTAGTGTAAATGGTGGATCATCAATAGAGTTAACATCTAGTAAAGCAGGCACAGCAACAGATGTGACATATGCATGGAGTGGAACAACTACTACAGGAGCTAGTTTGTCTAGCACTACGGGATCTAGTATTAATCTGAATACTACCGACTTAGATCAAGATGCTGATCAAACTATTGATATTACTTTGACAGCAACGTCTTTGGCTGCTTCCACTAGTGTAACAGACTCAAAAACAATTACTATAGTTCAGTCATCTGACTCTAGTGCTCCTACACTAACTGCGGTTATTATTAGCTCAGCAACAACGACAAACGGTGGTTCTAGTGTTACCCTTAATGCTACTCCTACAGGTACGGCAACAGACGTAACTTATTCTTGGAGCGTAACATCTGCTACAGGTGTATCTTTATCTAGTACGACAGGTTCTAGTGTAACACTTAATACAACAGACTTGGATACAGACACAGATCAAAGCATTATTGTTTCAGTAACAGCTAGTTCTGTTTCTGCTTCTGCTAGTGTGAGTGATACTCAAACTATTATCATTTACCAATCTGCTGATGGTGGAGGAGGTGGTGGTTATGGTTAATAATAAAATAGAGGTATAAAAAATGTTTGATAACTTACTTAGTTCAGAATTTAAAAAACTTTTTACAGATTCAATAGACACCTTAATTGATCAGAAGGGCTTAAGTGTTCCTTGCACTCTTAAATATGAGAATAGTAAAAGGGATTTGTGCTATAATTGTGAGTTCGATCCTATTACACAAAGATCTGCTAATAGACCTAAAACTAGTCCGACTATTAATTTTCCTAGAGAAAGTATGTGTCCTGTTTGTAATGGTTTTGGTTTTATAGAAACAAGCACAGATGAAACTATATATTTAGCTGTTATTTTTGATAGCAAATATTGGTTAAATTGGGATTCTAAATCAGCTAGGGTTTCGGATGGTATGGCTCAGAGCATATCTAAGATAGACACACTGCCTAAAATTAGTAACTGTAAAGAGATGATAATGGATACCAGTATATCTGCTTACGATAATTATAGATATAGTTTGGCTGGAGAACCTACTCCTGTGGGCTTAGGCTCCAATAGTTATATTATTAGTATGTGGCAAAAATCATGAATTTTAGTTTTAAATTATTAGATAATGATAAAACTATAACAAATAAGATATTGTCTGCATTAGCAAGTCAATTAAATTCCGCATTAAGTAAAGCTAGCAAGGATGCTTCTGTAGAACTGCAAGCTGTTGTTAAAAGATCTATAGAGGCAGAAGGTGAGTATTTGTCTCTTATTTCAGGACAATTAAAATATGAGCTTGGTGTTCCTAATCCAGGTATAGTTGATCGGATAGTTGATATTTGGGTTAATAGTATAAGTATAAATACTAAAAAAGTAACTATTAAAGGCAACTCTTTATCTGGTGGATTTTCTATTGATATGATTAAAAGTGACTATTCAGATGTTCTGGGGTCAGCGGGTTCAGTAATAAAAGACAGTAATACGGGTTCTTTAGTGCCTTGGCTGGAATGGCTACTATTAAGAGGTGGAGATATACTAGTAAAAGACTATGAGATATTAATAGGTCCTAATCCAAGATCCCGTACAGGAATGGCTGTTATGGTTAGTTCTAAGCAGAACTATCGGATGCCAACGAAGTTTGCTGGAACTGAAAGCAATAATTGGGTGTATAGAGCTATTAGTAGATTAGATGACACCAAAATGCAAAATATCATTCGAGTAGCATTGGAGAAAAATATATGACTTTCTTACCATCATACAAAGTATTTAATGGTGTTGACAGACTAGGAGATAGTCTACTCATAGATGAGCTTGAAGAAAATCTCAAGGCTTATCTGGATTGGGGCTTTTTGAATATCGGAGGATATATCAATGTAGACACCCCTACTAGTGGATTATATGGGGGTACTTTTCACGAACTAAAAACTACATCAATTCCTGGATATAAAGACGGTCAAGTGTGGCAAAGTGCTAAAAAAGATTGGGTTTGGCAAAGTGGGTTTTATTGGAATGATGGTTATTTTGACAATAATACAGCGAATGCTATATCTGGTGTGACTATAAATAATAACTTTATATCAGGTCCAACAGGAGTGGCAACTACAGGATATTACATAAATTATCCACAAGGACAGATAGTTTTCGATAAAGCTATTTCTAAGACTTCCAAGGTTAGTTTGAGTCATGCATATAGATGGTGCCAAATATATAAATCTAGTACTGATCCACACTGGAAAGAATTACAAGAATTAACCTACAAACCTTCTCCATCATTAAATCAGGCCAAAAGTGGTGATTATAGCGTCTCGTCTAACCATCGTATCCAGATGCCTGCTATTATTATTGAACCTATAGCCAGAAGCTTTTCTCAACCATTTCAGCTTGGTGGTCATGACTTTATGGTTAGTCAAGATATATTACTGCATGTATTTGCAGAGAATGGTGCTCATAAAAACAGAATCGTAGACATATTACGACTACAAAAAGAAAATACAATCAACATGTACGACATAAATAAAGTTGTCGATAGTGGTGTTTATCCTCTAGACCATAAGGGTTCTATCAATCCCAACGGATCATCATATCATGAGCTTTCTAGCGGAAATAGCCCTTATTTTTGGAAAAATTTCTATATTAAGGAATTAGACCTCCTAGACATGGAAAGTAGAAATAAAAATATTTATTGGTGTACAATAAGATTAACGACCGAAACACTTATATAAGTTATTTTCCTCTATAATTTCAATCCGGAGAATTCACAATGACATTAAATTCTGATACCGCATCTGTTAGGACATTCTATGCATGTCAAAAAGTATCATTCGGAGCATCCTCCGGATCAGCTGACAGCAGCCCCTCTCAATCATACAAAACACTCAATGGTATTCAAAGTGTTGGTATTACTACCAATTTCAATCTAGACCCTGTTTATCAGCTTGGTCGTTTAGCTCCTGGTGACCTTTTTGAAGATGTACCAGATGTTGAAGTTAGTGTTACCAAACAGCTAGATGGAACCACTACTGTTTACGAACGAATGATGAATGCCTCTACAGCAAAGACACTTGCTGAGGTTAGTGATGCTCGTAGTGCTGTTTTACTACAAATTTATCCTCAGACTTTTAATGCTGCTACCGGAGTTCCAAGTGCAATTTGCGAAATGATGCCTGCTTATCTTAGTAGTGTTACTTATAATTTCCCTTCTGATGGAGCATTTACTGAAGAAGTTAGTATCGTTGCTAATAGTAAACAATGGTCAACCAGCAACAATGTCACCAATACTGACCCACCAGATGCAAGTCTAACAGGTATTGCAAGACGTCAGATGTTTGACCTCACTAATTCAGTATTCCCAACTGGTGCAGGTGGAGCTAATGGTGGTGGATTTGCAAGTGGTTCATTACCAGCAGGCTTTAGACTTCAAAGTGTTAGTGTTAGTGTTGACCTTGGTCGTGAAGAAATCTTCCAGCTTGGTGAAAGACTTCCTTTTACCAGATATATCAACTTCCCTGTTGAAGTTAACAGTGAGTTTGAATTTATTAGTGCTAAGGGTGATCAAGTAGGTGCAACTGAGACCGACACCAACTGCGAAAATCCAAAGGCTCTAGCAGACAAACAGATTAAGCTTAAGTTGTGTGATGGTCTGACATTAGACTTAGGTACTAAGAACAAGCTTAATTCTGTTAGTCAAAGTGGTGGAGATGCTGGTGGTGACAATGTAACATATACGTTCAGCTATATTAATTATAGTGAGTTTAAGTATACAGGTGTCAGTAATGATCCAGATGTAACCACCGTTGGCTTTGACGACATGGAACAAGTAGATCTTGATAATTATGGAAGAAAGAAGTTTTCATAATTTAGTTAAAATCAGGGACAGTTAGGACGGATGTGAATGATCACGAACTGGATACATTAATAAATAGAATAATTAGCGGCTATCAATTTATAGAGATAAAAAATAATTTATATAAATTAATAAGTCCGACCGTTGACCTTAAGATGGCCGCTGATTATCTATATCATAAGACTTATCAGGATAATCTTTTTTCTGACTTTATCCACAAGGAAGATATTCACTATTTCTTGATTTCTACCAATATGATTTCTAAAGATATAGATGAACAAATAAAGACCACAGAAAAAACTCTAGAAAATACCAAAATACAATATTACAAGCAATTTTTTCAAAAGTCTGTCAGGTCTAGAAATCAAAAAAAAATAAGATCCATAGAGGCTCTTTTGCATAAAGCATATAATGATAAACAATATTTAGACTTTTTAACATTAGAACATTATTGTGAGAATATAAAAAACGAGTATATTTTATGTAATACTCTTATGGACAAGAATAATAATTTGATCTTTGAGGATTATCCAAATATAAATCATATACTATTTAACAACATAGCACAAGAGATTGCTCAAAACATAATCCCTGTTAATAAATACAAACAGATAGTTAAGAGTGATGTTTGGAGAAAACTTTATAATTCTAATCCTACAAATATATTCAACCGATCTGCATCAGAACATACAGAAGAACAAAAGGCTGTATTAAGCATTAATCAAATGTATACTAAAATTTATGAACATCCAGAATGTCCTGATGATGCTATTATCGAAGATGACGATGCTTTAGATGGATGGATGTTAGAGCAACAAAAGAAAAATGCAAAGGAAAAATCAGAAAAGGGTGTAAATAATGTATTAGGGAAGTATGGACAGAATGCTCAAGAAGTTTTTCTTATGCCTAAAGATGAGGAAGAATTTGATCAGATTAATGAATTAAATTCACAAAAAGCGATGGGTAAAATAAATGCTCGTCGTAATTTGAAACCAGGAGAGCTAAAAAAAGATAGCGAATTTGCTGATACTCAAGCAGAAATGCGTAATAAGATAGCAGAACTAAATAAAAGGAAATAACAATGGATAAATTTTTAGAACAAAGTTGTAGAAGAGTACAGACTACCATGATAGGTGCATTATCTAAAATGGAAAATAGTTTTGGACATTTATGGGGTCATTTTAAAGATGGTCCACTAACAGAGCAAGAAGAAGCATTTGCAGACTTGTGGGATGACACTCGCAACTCTATATTAAATCAGGGCAATAAAGAGATTAGAAATTTAAAACAGGACTATATGAGGCATTCTGCTGATCATATCAGGCAGGCTGGAGCCATACCACTGACAATGCAAACTAAATTTCATACACAAATAGAAGATCCTAAAAATAAGAAAGGTTCAGATTATGAAAACTGAGGATATTAAAGTAGAGGTAGACGGAAAAGAACAAACTTTTACAGTGCGTTCTCCATCCCTAACGGATCAAAGAGAAGCGCAAAAAGCATATAATACTGCTTTTACAGACGCCATCAAGAGCAATAGTGTGGTTAGAGCTAAAATGGATGATGTTCTTGAAGACCAAGGATTATGGAATAAAGAGAAGCAAAAGAAGTACGAAAAGCTTCAAGAAGAACTTTTAGAGGGTGAAAAGAAGTTGGCTAAGGGAGGTTTCGCATTAATTGACGCTAAGAAATTAGCTCTTAAGATGCGAGATGTAAGATTAGAAATTAGAGACTTAATAAGTGTTAGAACGAGTTTGGATAATCATAGTGCAGAAGGTCAAGCAGATAATGCTAGATTTAACTATTTAGTTAGCTCTTGTGTGGTGTATAAGGAGAATGATAAACCTTATTTTAAAGACTTGGAAGATTACATGAACAGGATGGATGATCCTGTAGCTTTGGCTGGTGCGAGTAAATTGGCAAATATTATTTACGGTCTGGATAATGACTTTGAGAAAGGCTTACCAGAAAATAAATTTTTGAAGAAATATAAATTTGTAAACGACGATTTGAGGTTCATTGATAAGCAGGGTAGAACAATTGATAGCGAAGGTCGTTTGGTTAATGAAGATGGTCGATATATTGATGAACAAGGCAGTTTTGTTGATAAAGACGGAAATCCGGTCGACAAAGAAGGTGAATATGTTGTTGATGCTGAGCCGTTTTTAGATGATGATGGTAAACCAGTAGTTCTTGAAGAAGAAAAAGAGACTAAAGAAGATGAAGCACCAAAATCTGAAGACAAGGATAAGGACAAGGAGGCAGACTCCAAAACTGAATCATCAGAGTAATACTCTTTCTTTGATAAATATAATTTCTTTTGATAACGCTATGCTGTATAACGGTATGGCGTTATTTTTTTGAGGTAACATAAATGGCAAAAGGATTCCAACTTACAGCTGAATTAAATCTTAGAGGACCGTCTAACATTAGGCAGGTTGTTGGTGGTATACGCAAACAACTGCAAGGAATTAATACCAACCTTAATATAAATATTAATAAAAAGAATATTCAAGGTATGCAGCAAGCTAATACTAGACTTGCAGCAATTAACAAAACATTACAAACAACTGTTAAAAATGCCAGTAATGCCACAGCAGCATTTAATAAGTTGTCTGCTTCTATGAGAAGTGTGGGAAATGTTAAAATTTCTCCTAATATTGCTTCGGGTATGAATAATACAACCAAGTCTGTTGTTACAACGACCAAAGCTGTACAACAAGCTAAGAATGAATTTGAAGAGTTCGGTAAGCTAGGTGGTTTAGCCATCAAAAGGTTTGCTGCATTTAGTGTGGTTACTGGTGCTATATATGCTGTTAACAATGCAATTACTGCAAGCGTAAAATCATTCCTAGAATATGACAGACAGTTAACTAGAGTTAGTCAGGTGTTAGATACTAGTCGAGCCTCTTTAAAAGGTTTGGATAACAGCATAACAGCTTTGTCTACATCGCTAGGTGTGTCTAGTACAGAACTTGCAAACGTTACTGTTACATTATCTCAGGCTGGTATACAAGCTGCTGATACTCGTAAAGCTCTTGAGGCTTTAGCAAAAAGTGCATTAGCTCCAACATTTGCTAGTCTTACTAATACTACTGAAGGTGCAATTGCTGCTATGAGACAGTTCAGTATTTCTGCTGGAGAATTAGAAGGTGCTTTAGGTAGTATCAATGCTGTTGCAGGTAAGTTTGCTGTTGAAGCTAGTGATATTATTACTGCTATTCAGCGTACTGGTGGTGTGTTTGCATCTGCTAGTAAAGGTGTGTCTCAAGGCACAGCTGCTCTAAATGAATTTATAGCAGTCTTTACTAGTGTTCGTGCTACTTCTCGTGAAAGCGCAGAAACTATTGCTACTGGTTTGAGAACGATCTTCACTCGTCTACAAAGACAAGACACTATTGATGCGCTTAAAGCGTTTGGTGTTACACTTACAGATCTTGAAGGTAAGTTTGTTGGTCCTTACAAAGCTATACAATTATTAAGTGAAGGCTTAAGAAGTCTAGATACCAGAGATCTTAAATTTGCAGGTATAGCAGAAGAACTTGGTGGTTTTCGTCAAATCGGTAAGGTTCTGCCACTTATTCAGCAATTCGGCACAGCACAACAAGCACTTAATGTTGCACAACGAGGTAGTGGTTCATTAAGTAAGGACGCAGCAAAAGGTCAGCTGGCGTTAGCTGTACAGATACAAAAAGTTCGTGAAGAATTTACAGCTCTTGTTAGAAGTATATCTGATTCTACAGGATTTAGAACTTTATTAACTTTAGGCTTAGATTTAAGTAGAGTATTTATCGGCGTAGCAGATGCACTAAAAGGTGTTCTTCCTTTATTAGCTGGATTAGGAGCTATGAAAGGTCTTAGTGCTTTAGCTGGATTTACTAAAGGTTTCGGTGGAGTATTTAAGAGATCTGAAGGTGGACCTATTCCTAGATTTGCCAGAGGTGGAGTAGTTCCCGGCACAGGTAGCGGAGATACTGTTCCTGCTATGTTACAACCAGGAGAGTTTGTTATTCGCAAGAAAGCTGTAGCAACCCTTGGAACAAAACGTCTACACAAGATGAATAAGTTTGGTAATGGTGGTAAGAATAAAAAGACGAAAAAAGATTTTGATAATCTTACACCACAGGGAGGTGTTCATTTTACACACCTAGACAGTGGTAGCACAAGTGGTCTACCTAAGGGTTTCAGAAAAGTTTATACCAATATGGGATTGGATCTGCCTGCTAACTGGAATTTAAATTGGGCTAAAGGTGGTGGAAATCAAAAGGACGGTAAAGGTGCTGATGGCAAGACGCTTGCAAATTATATTAAAAATAATCGTGTTTTTGGTACTTTATTAAAATCTGGTAAAGGATCTAAGGTTTATGGTTTTAAAGGAAGATCACAATCAAAAGCGTTCAATATTTTACAAGAGGGTGAACAACTTTTAAGTCAAAATTTGGCTAATCAAATAGCTGGAACTAAAAATTTTGATACAGACCGTCAAGTTAGCCGATCTTTGCCTAATAAACTTAAAGCTGCTATAAAACAAACTTTTACCAAAAAAGATGCAAAAGAATTAACATCTGGATTTGAAGAAGAATCTGCATATACAAAAGATGGCAAATCTGGTAGGCGTAGATTAAGTAATAGAAGAAGAGAGATGCTAAACAATCGAGCTCTTGGAGGTTTTATTAGAGGATATGCAAGTGGTGGCAATGTTCAAGACACTGTCCCTGCTATGCTCACACCCGGCGAGTTTGTAATTAATAAAAGTTCGGCATCAAAGCTAGGCACTAGAACATTAAATAAACTAAACAATGCAGATAGAATCAAAGGATATAATCGTGGTGGTTTTGTAGGGTTTGCAAATGGCGGATCTGCACCAGCAAGACCAGGTTCTACTATGGATACAATTGGTATTAGTAGAAATGATCTTACATTGATATCAGCAGTCGGTGATGAAATTCAAGAGCTTGGTATAGCAAGTAGTTCGGCGGCGGCTCTGATAGAATCTGGACAGCAGGTTACATATCAGTCTGCCCTAGAAGCATTAGAAGCTGATAAGTTTAGAGCTAAATCTATAGGTGCTAGTACTAAATCTATAGATGCAAATATCAAAGCTCTTAAGAAACAAGCAGCAGGTGCTCAAAAAGTTTCTAGTGCTCTTAAGGGTGCATCAGGTGAGCAACTGCAAAATCTTTCTAACAGATTAGATCGTGGTCAAGATCTGCGTAAAGCTGCTAGTAAAACTGGTTTAGGTGGTGTCGCTAGTTTAGCAAAATCTGGCGATATAGAAACTAAAGATATACAAGCATACATAGCTCAAGCTAGTAGAGATCGTAAAACTCTTAATCAAATGGATAAGTTCCAGATTAATGAGAGAAAGAATCAACTTCGAGCACAAGGTAAATCACTAAAAGATGCAACAAGAATAGCAAAACAAGAAGTTGCAGAAAGACGTAAGATTGTTGACCAAGTAGCTCGAAGCCAAGGAGCTAAAGGTCCCGGAGATTTTGGTAGAGGATTAGGTAAGATATCCAATCAATTAGGTATAGGAGTAAGTTTATTAACTAGTGCTGCTGCATCTTTAAGTGAAGCAAGCACAGCAGGCGGAGCAGGATTTAATGCGGGATTACAAGGTGGTGGTTTAGCTTTCGGTGCTGGACAAATAGCTACTGGAGCTGCTGTTGATTTACTTCCAGATAAGTTTAAGGCTTTAGGTGCTGGCGTAGGTTTAGCTGCAAGTGCAGCCCTAGCTGTTGGACAAGCTTTTATCGACGCAAGCAATGCTGCTAGACAATTTAAAATTGATAAAGCATTTAAAGATAGCGAAAGAGCTATAGAAAAAGTAACTGAGTCTTTCAAAGCATTAGAAAAAGATATTGGCAATATCAATATTAGAAATACAATTGAAACTAAGTTATTAGAAGCAGGAGATTCTCTTGCCAAAGGACTAGAAATACAAAATGAATCTGCTAAATTATTTTGGACAAATGCACTAGATGTATTACTGTCTGGCGGAGACACAGCTTCTGTACAAAGAAGTCAAATTTTAGAATCTCAAGGTTTCTTTGCTTATATGAGAGCATCCTTTGATTCTAACTTTAGAGCTAATGCCATAGCCCAACAAAATAGCGTCAGAGCTGATCAGATTAGTAAACAGTTTAAACCTGTAGCTGATGGTATATTACAATTAATTGAGAAGGATTTAAAGTCTGGATCTAGTGTTGGAGATATTATAG